ATATATAAGGAAGCGACACGGAAAAGCTGTAGGCCTGGGGAAAAGAAAAAAGCCCACGACCAGAAAAAGAAGCACCGTGTTTTAGCACGGCTTGGAATCCTTTCCGATCATGGGCTATATACTCTATATATCCATATCTAGGCTACATATAAATACTATATATAGTAGCTTGATTGCATAATACAACAATATGAGGTGTAAATCAAGTTAAATATTTTTAAAAGTGCAAGTTGCACAAATTAAAAATTTACGGCTGAATATCTGAAAATAGGCAAAGAAAAACGGCAAGCTGTGCGCCTGCCGTGCTTCTTTCTGAATTTTTAAGAGTTGGGATAAGCCAAAACAAAGCGCTCTGTTGTAGGGTCCTCTTTGATTACGCTTCCAGGATACTCTCTAAGCTGCCGTTTTAACTCCTTCAGATCTGCATAGGCTTCTTTTTGGTAACTTCTTAGCTCCTGTGAGGTGTAGTTGTGTAAGTAGCCATAGCCTAAATTGTCATCTATAATTGCGTTCTCGTGCTCTATGATCTTGTCATACAGTACTTTCTTTATGTGCCCATCGTCACACAACACGGACACATATTTTTTTCGCTCTCTTTTGTGTGGTTTTTTGAGCTTGCTTGGGGGTGGTGCTGGAAGACTTTCGGGAGTGCCTACAGGCAAAAAGCCCCGGTCTGTTGCTCCCATCTTTACGGCGAGACCATCGGCTAGAATCTCGTATACATCGCCTACTTTCGAGCACTCAAAAGCTCCAGTTGACAGTTGTAATTGTAGTTCAGTGTAACAGTCAATGTCTGATTCTCCAACGATCTGCAAAATAGAAAAATCATTGGTCCCTGTCTTGTCACTGTTCCACACCTCGATGGAGCGCGGAGAATTTGGGCGTGATATATCGGATACATAGGAGCGATAAAAGCTTTCGCGCTGGCGGTGTCCCTCGGCTCCATACACTCTAAAAATTTTAACCGTTTGCATAAAACTTCTTTCTCCCGGCTCTAACCTTGCCGGGCAGGTTGTAAATTACTGTTCAAAAGTGGCAAGTGCTGCACAGATACCGGAGGCTTCATCTTTGCCGCATCGTTAATATTTTTTACTTTTTAAACATTTCATTAACTGCCTTTCGTCCAACCAACTTAGCTGCAGCTGTCTTGCTCATCAACTCGCGCTCCCTGAAATCGTACTCTTCAGCATGTAACCACTCTTCCGCCTCTTCATCACTTGCAAAAGGTCCATAAAGTACATGTTCCCAGCGTCCGAACTCATACTTGCTACTTACGCCCAAAACTTTATTTCTGTTCATAGTCTTCCTTTCTGCCCTCGTAACCTCCGGGGTGGGTGCTTTAGTCTTTACCAGATCTCAACGCCGAGCTTGTCGGCTGCTGCGCTTACTACGTCCTCTACGGTGTCACTGTCGGCGCTGTCGTACTCGTCCACCATGTCAGCCAGCTCACACAGTCGGCGGCAGTCGTCCGGGTTCCACTCTCTGCTAGACTTGATGCGATATGCTACGGCCTCCGGCGCGTCTAAATCTTTAAAAAGGTCAAGTCCTGCGTACCCCATGCGGCTCCAGTTAAACTCAACAGATTCGATATACTGGGCGTCTGTGTAGTAGTCTGGTGTTGGCTTCGTCTCTGCGATCAAATCACCATACTCCGGATGATACTCCATCTCCTCAAGCTCTTCTGCTACTTCTTCCATAGTCTTTCCGCCCCACTGACAAGACTCGAACGGGTCTGCACCTGGCCAGTTTTCGCGAGCCGCTGCCAGGACTTCCAAACCTGTGATGGAACCATCTTGGAAACCGCTGAAAACGTTTACAACCTTGCCGCTTTCATCGCGTGTTACTGCATCAATAATACCGCCGTTGCTTTCATAAAACTTTGTTGTATACTGCTGCTTCTTTGACATATCTTTTTACCTTTGCCCCTGTGGGGTTTCCTTTCTCTCTTTGTGCCTTAAGTATAGCACGCTAAAGCGTGTATGTCAAGAGGCTTTTAAAAGTTTTTTTAACTTTTTTTCAGTTCGTGTACTTCCTTATATAATGCAGTGTCTGCCGGCTCCTCTGTATAGCGGATCAAGTCGCGCGGCTGCAACTCTAGGATGCAGCAAAGGCGGTTTAAAGTCTCTGCATCAATGCTTGCATCTCCTTTGCGAAAGCGCGAAAGCGTAGCTTGAGAAAAGATTTTGCTCTTGCGGCAGCTTGAAAAAGTAACTCCCACCTTTTTTAGTGCTTCTAGCACATCAATTTTGTATTGTAACAACTTTTATACCTCCTCGTGATCAAATGCTTACATATATATAGTAGCTTCTGCGGTGCAAAAAGTCAAGTAAAAAATACACGCTAAAACGTGCAAAAAGTACTTGACATACACGCTTGAGCGTGCTACTATATATACATAGCAAAGAAGCAAAACACTTTGACAACAAAATATAAAAAAAGAAAAAAGGAAGGTAAAAAGATATGACAAGAAGATTTTTTGAAGGTGTGAAGGATGTACAGGAGTTACGCAAAAAGTATAAAGAGCTGCTTAAGCAGTATCACCCAGACAATGGCGGTAGCGTTGAAATCATGCAGGAGATCAATGCAGAGTATGACAAGCTTTTCAAGGTACTTCCAAAGGATAGCGCAGAGAGCACAAAGAGTGCCGCAGGTGCTGAAGGTCCTTCTGCATCTGGTGATGGTGTTACTGATGCAATGCGCGCCGTACTTGAAAAGTTGGCAGGGCTTGCAGGCATCACTATAGAGATTTGTGGCTCCTGGGTGTGGGTATCTGGTGATACTTACCCAGTGAAAGATATCATCAAGGCGGCTGGATGCTTCTTTTCTAGCAAGAAAAAAATGTGGTACTGGAGAGAAGAAAAAGAAGGTTGGCACGGTCGCCGCGGCGGTGCAGATATGGCAACAATCAGACTTAAGTACGGCTCACAGAGCTATACAGGCACAGCACAAAAAGAGCTAGCATAAAAAATAAGGTGGGCGAAAATGCCCACCTTTTTATTTGCTTCGTGCCTGATCAAGTAGCCGCTGCGTCTGCTCCTGGCCGTATATATCCATGATATCAAGCTGATACCGTGCATCAGTCAGGAGCCTTTGCAGGTCTACCGTTTCCAGTTCTGGCGGTGTAGCCGCTGCAGGTCCTTCTGCATCTGGTGCCGCTGATCGGATGCTATCGCGGCTGATTTTTTCGGCTATCGCGGCTTTTATATAGCCGTTGACTGATAGGCTTGTAGCTGCTGCCGCCTCTTGTAGTCTGGTGTAATCTTCGTGCCGCAAATCGAGCGGCACACGCTTATAAGTCTTGCTTGCATATCTTATAGTAGCTTGCTTGTGTGCGTCTGATATTGCCATAGGTTTTTCTTTCCTTTCCATATATTATAGAGGCCCCTTTTCCACCTCTAACATAATTATACACTATAAAGATAAAAATATACACGTACATAATGCACAAAAATATACACGTACATTTATATAGAATTACTATTGAATATACACGTACGTTGTTATATAATACAGTCAGAAACAAGGAAAACAACAAACACAGAAAGGAAGTAAAAATATGAAAAGAACAAAAAATATGATCTATAAGGCATCTGATGAGGCACGCGAGCTTTTCTTGTACGCAACGAACGAAAGCGCATTGTATCGCCAGATGATCAAGCCAGCAATTGAAAATCTGAAAAAGAAAGTTGCAAAGGGCACGTATGACGCAGACAAAGCGGCCGATCTATTCTACTATACTGCAGACAGAGCGGCGAAGATGTATAACAAGGACTTCGGCGGAGTGTTCACAGTACAGCAAAAATTTACAGCAGCGGTTGACATGGTTAGCTTTTTTGATGATTCAATCCATGAGGATTAAGCCGAAACGCCCCGGCTTGGGGTGTCCGTTGGGGATTGCCTCCCGGCGCTGATGATGGCAGGCAAGAAAGGGAAAAGTTATGACAACATTACAAATTATTAGACTGAATGAAAGTGCCCCGGCTATGGCGTACGGTTTCCGTTATAATGTCCAGATCTGGACGAAGGACAGCGGCCGCGGCTGGTGCTATGCCGGAAACGGCAAGTTTTTAAAGACTGCAGGCGAGGTTCTGAGCTATGGCAAGGAGCACGCTGATTTTTGCAGCAATGACATGCACAAGGATTTTTATGCCTGCATGAGTGAGGAAGACGTTGTATATTTTGTAGGGGTTTACAAGTGGCACGCCTTCCGCGTATATCCAGATGGAAAAATTACAAAGGCAACTGAGCAAGAACGCGAATTGGCCGGAAAATGGCTTGAAAGAGAGAAAGGAAAGCGATGATCACAACAAAAATTGTCTTGCTGGGCGACACTCACCCGGCAAGACTTCGCGGTTATGGTTACAGTGTGCAGATTTTTGTAGATGGTGAATACAGTAATATTTGCAAGCTGTGCCGGACTCTGGCAGATGCTGAAAGCTACGCCAAGGAATTTTAAGTTTTGCGTTTCTCCGCTTTGGGCGGCGAGGTTCACGACCTGGGGACGCTTTACCGGGGAAAACCGGAACAAAAAAAGAAAACTAAAAGAAAGGTTAAAACAATGATTTTAAAGACAGTATCTATCAGCGCCGCGCCGCGAGAGCTGCATATAAAGCTTTTCAAGGCTCATGATGATGAGCTGGAGAAGCTTGAGAAAGAAATTGCAAGCCTTGACGCTGTGGCCCTTGTGTCATGGGCACGAGTATTCGAGGCGGTAAAGACTCCAGGTGTGGTGGCACACTGGGAAGTGCAGCACGAAATTGACGGCAAGGCATACACAGAGCAACGCATATTGCACGCATCCGTAAAAAATCCAGGCTGCATTCAGTTTTCTACAGCTCACATCTACCCAGACGAATATATCCCGGTGATGGATTCACAGTTTAAAAATGCAGCCGATTTTTTCAGATATGAAGCGCCACTGTCGGCGGTTGTTATTATTGAAAAGGTTGCGTGACACGGAAAGAGGTGATAAAATGAAGGTAATCTGGGAATCAAGCCTGCAGATTGAGAAGATGCGCAGCAGTGCAGAGCGTGCTATTCTCTGCCAAAGGTCAAGAGGATTCAAGGCAACGATTAAAAAAAGAAAAGCATGAAAAAATGCTTGATGCAGTAGCAAAGAGCGTTGGTGACTTGCTACTCAGTGTGCTGATCTTCGGCGGTATGGTGGTTGCACTGTACTATGGAAGTATTTGATAGGAGGATATGAAGCATGTTTAAACAGACGTTCTCTGTACTCGCACGTACAATTATAATTTTATTTCAATCCACACAGACGGTTCACTGCCTGTGAATAGCGACCGAAGCCGGAATAAATATCATCTTCATTTTTAAGATAGCGTGATGGCTTGAAAAAAGTCAAGAACTTTTTGTATAATACTTACAATGTACAAACAGTACTGCTATCTTATAATAGTGCATATTGACAAGGGAAAGGAGTCAGCAATGGCAAAGAAAGATTTAACAGGCGAACGGCATGGAGATTTGGTGGTGCTGGGAGCTTCCGAAAATAAATACGCTAGTCCTAACACCGGAAAAAGAATAAGCCTTTGGAAAGTGAAATGCTTAAAATGCGGAAATATAAAAGAAATGCAGGCATCTCACTTTTACAGATGTGTAACATGTGGATGCGTAAGAAGACGTAAATACCACAACTGTGTAATATGTGGAAAGCCATTTATTTGGCATCCGAGTGATACAAAACAATGTTGTTCTGCTAAATGTGCGGCACAATTAAGAAAGAAACACGGCTTGTGTACGCCAAAGGGGACACCTATGCCGCCTGCTCTAATTGAAGCTCAAAAGAAAAGTCAATTAGTAAAAGCGGCTCGCGAACGATTTGCAAAAGAAGCAACTAAAGCGGCTCATGCTTTGCCAGAAGGACAACCGGGACCGCAAAACAGAACTGCTAAAAAATGGATTTTAATTGATCCTCTAGGAAATTACTATATAGCAGTATCGTTGAAGGATTGGGCTAGAAGAAATTGCCGAAGGTTCTTTGATGAAGATGTACCAGAAAATATTGCAGCTGGACGCGTGCGTGGTGGTTTTACTGCAATTGCAAGTAGTTTACGTGGTGTGTCTTCACGGAGATCTAGGCCAGTGTATACTTATAAGGGCTGGCGATTGGAAGAGTTACCAGTTGAAAAGACCGAAGAGGATGTTAAAATGGCGTTGGAAGAAAATAGGAGACAAAATGGCGAAGAGAAAGAAAAAAGTTGAGAATAAACGAATCCTGGCACTAGAACTGTACAAAGGATTCTTAAAGGCTGAACCTGATTTGGCTGATCAAGCAAAAGCTGCGATTGAGGATTTTAAAGCTCAAGGCGCAAAATGGGACGAAAATATTGTGTACTGTCCTAATGATAAAATACTGCTAGAAATCAAAAAAGCACGAATGGGGGAGCCAGATGCGAAGTATTTCAAAAGGCTTAGAAATGCCACTGCAGGATTGATTTCAGCAGTGGCAACATGGGATTTATCAAAAGTAATTTATCGCTTTGATGAAGATTTTTATAGTGAATTAAGAGAAACAGAAGGAATAGAAAAAGTTCCGGTAAACATGTTACTTCATTTGCCATATAAATGTTTATGTCTTCAAGTTGGTGATGAATCAAGGTTTACATATTTGAATTATGATTTTGAATTTAAATTATATGAATTAAGGATTGAAAGACTTTTCTTTAATGACGATGAAAACAGAATTGAATCAAGGAGCTATTTTTTAACCTTATCGTCTGATAAATTACAAAAATGCATAGACCATACAATTTCCAGTGGAATTGATAACTATAAAAGAGTGGGGCTGCCGGAGTTTTCGGAGAAATTTGAAGAAACATATAGAAAAGATCGCGAAATATTTCAAAGCACAATACAAATGATTCTGTTTATACTGTCACAGAATGTAGATATTGTCGAGAATGAAGAAAACAAGAAAGCAAGAAAGAAATATGTTCGTTCTGGTGCAAAGGAGATTCCCAAGGTATTGGATGCAGGATACCGTGTGGGAGCTGAAATAAGGAACGTTAGGGAAATCAATGTATACAAGAACAAGACAGAAGCAAATGAACAAAACCTTGATACACTACCCTCTGCCGCAGGAAGTAAAAAGACTCCGCATGTACGCCGCGCACACTGGCATCATTTCTGGATAGGGAGTGAAAAGGCAGGAAACAGAAAACTTGTGATCAGATGGTTGCCACCTATAGCAATAGGAAGCAGAGTCCAGGATCTTTCACCAGTTGTACATGATATTAGAGCATAGTCAAAAACTTCTGGTTAAAGTCACGAATTTTTAATAAAAAGAAAGGAACGGGAAAACAAGAATGAATGAAGAAAAAATGAAACGAGTAATTGAAGCAGCAACGCAGTGCAAGCCACTTGCCAAAAATGATTGGCCGAGAGGGCACGAAGAATGGGGATGGTTGTTGGATAGAACATGCGATTTGTACAGCAATTATATTTCTTTGGAAAATGAAGCTCTGAAAAAGGCAGTTAAAATTGTAGTTGAAGAGTTTTTTGATTTTGTCGATAAAGTCTATCCAGAAAACGAAGAGCCTATTCCAGGTAAAGAATTTTTTGATTCTGTTGATAAAAACTATTTAGAAGATAAATGGTATATTCCGGATTTTGCAGAAGAATTATATGAAAAACTTGTTGACGATGATGGAGATGAAAAAACGGAAAAAGAAAGAGATATAGAACGTACAATAAACTTGATGATGACAATAATAGAATTTACGTGTCATTGTGAGGAAGAATACTTAGCACAAATGCCTGCCGAAGAGTTAAAAGCATGGGAAACATTAGCAAGGATAGATAAAAATTATAGAATAAAAATTTGTCGCGGATATAAATTTGGGAAAATAGCAGATGGTTTTGTGATCGACGACACAGCTGATAACTTGATACAGCTCCACAAAAACGCAGAAGAGGCACGAGAAAACGAAGCCCCTTATCCGTTTAAATGGTATATGTAAAAATAAAAAATATAATATTAAGGTATAGCTAAAAAGTAGGGATAGAATCAAATCTATCCCTATTATTTTACAGTTCTTGACAGCATTTTACATTACTTTACATTATTATACATTATTTTACTGTAAAATAATGTTAAAATCTATCGGCTTTTCTTACGGCGCTTCTTCTGCTTCTGCTGTTTGTATTCGGTTCTTATGACTGTGATATTTCCGACAGTTTCCTCAGTTCTGATTCGCTTCAAACTGCCAACATAGGTTATTATGCTGATTTCGCGCTTCTTTCCACTTCTACCGCCCATATCATCCCCTCAACTTTCTTGTAAGTTTCTGCCCAAATGATTCTCGATACGTGATTTTTACATATGTGTCCACATCAATAGGACGTCCAACCACTAAAATTTCTGTAGGATGGAGTCGGGAACACATTTCTTTGAAGCCCTGCCGATAACACTCCTTGCCTTGATCGGTAAAGCAGCCGTTTGTGCTGACTGCCAGCGTACTCTCTTCTGGCAACCCTTCAAAGCAAAAATCAAACGTCTCTGTGCTTCCCCAACCTACAGTTGGGATGACGTCGCATCCATTCATAAATAGCCACCATGCAAGGGCGCGGCTTCTGTACACTTGATGTAGCTGCATGACCTTTGGCATAGAGTCATAAAATGAGAAGTCAGGAGCGCAGATGTATTTAAAATTTTCGAGTGTCGGAAGATACTTTTGCGGCTGATTCCATAATGGCTCGAACCGTGTGTCGTCAATAAAAAAGTGGCAAAGCGCCTTCTTCGGATTTTTTTCTTTCGCTGCCTCACAAAATGATACTGCATTAAGCCCACTCAGAGTAGCATGTACTGGGAGCAGTTTTGGAAAGCCCAGTGGAGTAAGCTCGGATTGATAAAGATATCGCTCACGGAGAACGTCTTTTTGCGTGTGAATCTTTGTGTACATCTGCCTTCCTTTCTGGCACATTGCCTAAAGTCTTTATTTTATGCACAGTTCCTAATTGCATTGCTTCCTAAAAGCTGATATATAAGTTCATCTGCAACAGTTACTATACTCCTGCCAAAAAGACTTATAAAGTCTGCGACAATTTCCTCTGTTTCAATTGGGATAGAGTATCCATATTCCATTGCATGAACGTGTGTCAGCTCATGGCATAGCACTTTATCAATCATCTGGCTTGGCAGATCATTACACATAAAGACAGTCTTTAAATTGTTGTCGGTTACACCGAGAGTATATGTTCCGTCACTGCGTTGCAACTGCGGATCACCAGGATTGACAAAGCAAACTTGCCAGGTGTTGTTATTTACTGTAAAAAACATTTGATACCCCCATTATAGCACATTTATAGCAAGTGCGCAATTGAAATAAAACCGGGAGCATCTGCCCCCGGCTGTACCATTGATTATATACGCTGTACCCAGTTTGTCATCTTAGTTTTCATCATCGTTTTTTCGGAAGCTGAAAGCCCTGGCATGATCTCTTTAAGATCTTCGTCAATGACGGCCAACAAGGACTCAAGCCCTCGCATGTTTGCGTCATTATCTTCTTTAGTGTTAGCTTTGTGCATGTCCTTAGTCTCACTGTATGACCTTCTAGCACGGTCATATCGGCTTTCTGACTTCATTCCCATATCTTCTACGCTTCTACCATCTGACGGCATTTGGGAGCCTCTACGTGGGTCAGAGTAGTACATGCGCCCAAAGCGGAGTCTATCAAGATCACGCATACGCTCTTCTTCTGGCATATCAGCCCATTCATAATACATTTCTGGTGTCATGTGCCAATAAGGTGGTTCGTCATAACCGCGTCTGCCTGTGGTTCTTGTCCCTCTACCCTTTGGGGCAAATCTGCCGTTACCATATCTGTAGCGGTCGTAATAGCGACGTGATGGGTAATCACCGTACTGCTCAATCATTTCCATGATTTCATCATCGTTTTGCAGCTTATCCATTGCTTCAACGATGCGATAGTCTTTATCAAAGCAAGCAATATTCTTAACGATTTCAGTCCAATCTTTTAAATCATCAAGATTCTGGCCTTCGAAATTGTCAATTCCGATAGCTTTAGCTTTTTCCTTGACGCACTCTAAAATTTCTTTAGCCCATTTATGCATAGTCTACCTCCAATCAAGCAACCCTATTTACTATAAGGTTTGCGTTAGCAACTTCAATAGCGGCGCCACTTGTATTCTCAACTGCAATATTTACGCAGCAGCCACGCGGAACATTGATGAAAATGCCCGAAGATACATTATTGAATTGAGACACTGCAGCTGGTGTTGAAATCATTTCGGAAGCAAGCACTGGCTCACCACTGATAGCAATTGCTAATGATATAGGAGCCACAGTTCCCCCAGCTGGAAGAGCTATATTCGCGGAGAAGTTTACAAAAAAACGTGCCTGACACTGATTCGTAAGACCTCTAAGAGTAATGATTCCACTGCCTTCACGGTGCTGTATGCAGTTTGAACCCTTAATAGATGTGTTTGTAAAAGTTACATTTTCATTTGCCGCAACTTCCTGCGTTGCGACTGCAACATATTCTGCCATTTGATACCTCCTTAAAATAAGGGACAGGCTCTATTTCGAGTCTGCCCCTTTGCTGATAGTAATACTGCGTTAGTTAGCAGACATAACCGTTTTGGTTAAGATACCGATATTTAATTTTGTCAGCAGTTGCAACCACTATTGCATCCGTAATACACGTTTGGGTTAGGAACTTGATATGACGGAATCGGTGCTGGATTAACTGCGTTGATGATCTGCTGTGTCTGAGATGCCATTGCTGTGGTAAGCAGTGCACTCTGGCGATCCTGTGAAGCAGCTCTGCGAAGATCATTGTTCTCAGCCTGTAAGGCAGCAATCTTGTCCTGGCAAAGGTAGTCAAGCAGCGCACGGGTATTTGCATTGGCATTGTCAATGATATCACGTGTATTGGTTGCTGCATTATAGTTTAACTGGCAGAAGCCTTTATCAATGGACTGCTGAATTGCATTTGCTTGTGTAGCCATGTTATAATTGGTGTTAGAGATTGCTTCTTTGTTGTCACAACAGCATTGTGCTAACTGTGCCTGCAGAGCATTTGTATTTTGCATATTAGCTACGGTATCAGCGTTGATAGCCTGCTGAATGCCATATCCAGTCTGCATGATGTTTGTGTTGATTCCGTTGAATCCAGTTAACATGCTATTGTTGACTGCGTAGAATCCGTCACAAAGACCATTGTTGATTCCGTCTAACTTTCCGACAATCGCTTGGTGATCAAAACCACGCTGAATTGCGCTATCTGTGTAGGCTGCCGCGGTAGAACCCATGCCACCACCGTTATTGCCCCAACCACCGAAGCCATTACCCCAGCCGAAAATGGCGAAGATCAAAACGATCCAAATAAGCCCCCAGCCGTTGTTGCCCCAGCCACCGCTGTTGTTGCCGTTACCATCAATGCTAGCCACTAATGGTACACTACAGTTTCCTGAGTTAAACATACTATTTACCTCCGTAATAATTTTTTATATACATAATCTTGCAAGAATTAGTATCATTTTTAATATTTTTGTGTTATAATATCTTTGTGCAGATAGGGAATCGCGACCCGAAAATCACAATGCCTAGTGACTTCTGCACGTTTATTGGTAGGCGATTAAAAACACGAAAGGCAAGGTGTTGTTTTTATGCTCAAGTATCACATTTCCGATTATAAAGGGAAAAAATATGGCCATCTTACTGTAATTTCACAATCAAAAAATTCAGATATCCCAAATGGGTTTGATTTCAAGTGTGATTGTGGAAGAATTATCTCCTTTGCTCCTGACAGAGTTATTAAGGGCCATCAGAAATCTTGTGGGTCCTGTTCTTACTCAAGGAAGCCTAAGATCAGCATAGATAATTATATAGGTCAAAGATCTAATATGCTTACAGCAATAGGTCTTTCAGAAAGAAGGCCATCTGATAAAAGGCAGTATATTGAGTGCTTATGTGATTGTGGAAATAAAGTTAGGGTATTGCCTTACCTGTTTAAAAATCACAAAGTGAAAAGTTGCGGTTGTTTGCTAAAAAATAGTCCGGCATATATTGATGGAAGAACTAAAAATCCACTATATGGGCTATGGAAAAACATGATCGGACGTTGTGAAAGCCCAAACCATCCAAAGTATTACCAATATGGCAAACGAGGAATAACCGTGTGCGAAGAATGGCATGACTTTTGGAAATTTGTAGAATGGTCCGAATCTATTGGTGGACGTCCTGAGAACTACACACTTGATCGAATTGACAATAATGGTAACTATGAGCCAAATAATTGTCGTTGGGCAACTTCTGGAGAACAAGCTATAAACAAATCAAATAATTTGAATATAGAGTATAACGGAGAAACCAAAACTCTAAAAGAATGGTCTGATTTGCTCGGAATAAGTTGGGATGTTCTTCATAATCGCCTCCGAAAAGGTTGGACTGTTGAAAGAGCTTTTACAGAAAAAGTGTATAAGTAGTTTTTCTAATGGGTGATAAAATTTCACCCATTATTTTATTCCCAATTGACTTTTTATCTGGCGAACAGCATCATCAACATTTATCCCTTTTTCTTTACAAAGGTTGCGTGCTAATTGTTCTACACCCTTTGTATCGCCTTTGTTTGCCATATCCATAGCATTTTTTAAAATAGGATTGCTCATGGCTTGGCTGTTTCCGGCCATTTGCTGCAAAAATTGTTGTGGATTCCTCATGGCTTGAAATAGGTGAAATGGATTATTCATTCTCATTTGCCTCCTTCTTTAAGCCTCCGGACCTTTTAGGCGCTATCTTAGGCATCAGTTCATCAAACTTCTTTTCAAGACTATCAAATCTTGCCATAAATGCCTCTGTAGCCTCGTCAGATAGCCCCATTTTCATTTTGGACATGTCGGCTGAACTATTCGCCACATCTGGCTGTGAAGCTGTGTACGGCTTATATACAATCGTTCTAATGGTTCCGTCTGCATTCCACGATTTTGCATAGATCTCTGACATGTCTTGCTTTGGGAATACGGCAACTGAGCCGTCCATAGGTACATCGTTCGCAGTAATTTGTTCGACAGCTTGCACGACCTTTCCGTTCAATCCAGCCTGCTGCTGTGGCTGAATGCTTTGCTGTTGATTAAAAAGCGGTTGGTTTTGCTGCAGATCATAACGCGGCTGCTGATATTGATACGGGTAATAACTATTATATTGGCCATACATTGTCTGTTGGTTGTACGGTTGATACATCTGATTTGGTATCGGCATCGTCGATTATCACTCCTTCCTCGTCAAGAACCTCTCCAATAGCCTGAATCATTGCTGATTGATACTGCATTGGAATCATACATACATCTGGTCTTTCAAATATTTTAGTTAAAAATGATTCAGGAAACATCATTCACACCTTCCTTCCTCTTATTCTGACTGTATTGTGCCATAAAAATAAGATGTAAAAACGACAGGGATACGACATGTTAACGACAAAAAGAGCTGCCAGATAAACTGACAACTCTTTTAAAGAATATTTTACTGTAAATAAATGTCAACTATTGTCAAATAAAGTTAAATAATGTAAATAAATGTAAAATACACTATTACAACATCTGCAATTCCTCTCCGGTGTCCTTTGATGTGAGTTTGATAGAGACGTCATATCCTAACGCTTCTGATATTTGACGTATATCACTTTCTCTAAAGTTATTTAGCCTAAGTTTTTTGGATACGTTAGATTGAGAACACCCTAACAGTTTTGCAAGCTGAACTCCGTCCATCTCTTTCTTAAACATTATTGTTTTTACAATGTTCGAAAATGTGTTTTTGCTTTCCATTTACTCACCTTCCTCCTTTGGTTTAAGATCTGCCTTGTAAGAGCTTAAATGTTCTTCTATAGTTTCAAGACTATTGGATTCCTCTGGAATCAATCGGTTGAGATAATATAAAAAAGAATTATAAGCCTTTGCTGTGCAATAATACTTTTCCTTGCCATTCACCGTAACTATTCGACCTCTAAATGATGTTGGGGATGCATTATCAATTAAAGATTTAGAAAAGTCCAGTGCAGACTGCTTGACCATTCTTAGAAAATATTCAAATGCGGTGGCGCTTGACGAAAGAAATCTGGACCAAATCAAATCTAGGTTACTAGAAAACTCATATTTTTTAAGTTCAGTTGGATTCTGCTTGCCACTAGCCATCTGAATATTGTAGGATAATACACCAATTTCATTTGTGATATAACGACACAATTCAATGCCGACAGATATGTAATCTGCAAAGTTAGGATCGAGATTTGTTGTAAATCTTTTTGAACATTCATCAACAAATTTCATCGCCTTGGAGTCATACATCATTCCGCAAGTTTGAAAGCCTGCGCTGCTAATTCCGATTAAGCGCAACCATGTAACAGTATCTTGATTGTTGTAAAGTATCTTGTCGAATAGTTGCCACAACGGAACATCGTTAAATAAGCGAAGTGGTTTAGCGCTGTTACTATTTAAAATGTAAAGTGCCATGGTTTCAGCTACAACGCGTTCTTTATCAAAAAACTCCCCACCCAATGCATTAAATCCGGTTATGACCCCATTTTCACGCTTGAGAAATATCCTGCGCGATTGGTGCGTGAATAATTCCGCTGGGTTAGAAGGTGGATCAATCTTTTTGCGCTCGTCGGATCGTGGCAAGCATTCCCATATCGGACAAGGCTTAGACCATAGTTCTCCATTACCATTCTGTAAAGGAACTAGGTTCATCATGAGCGTTTCAAAAAGATTTCGCCCAATTGCGTAAACAATAGTATTTTGCCCCAACCATCCAATACTGATTGACGGCAAACCTGCCCTGCTTGCCTTTACAGAAACATCGTCATACCCGTTGATAAAAAAAAGCCATCTAGCCGCTTCTGCATATGTTAGTTGCATTTTTGCTTCTCCACTTCTTGTTGCAAAAATTCGTACCTTGTTGTTGCTTTCAGAAATTTCTCCGTTTAACTTTGCAGCACCAAAAGCAGTTCCTTTTTTAGCTTCGTTTGCCTGATAGAATGGAGCATCAGGATGAAAAAGCCAGAAACGTTCTCTGTATTCCTCTAAATATTTTAAAAACGCTTCTGGGAAATGACCGAGATTCCAATAGCTTTTCCAACGGCTGATTGCTTCATCCCTGTTTGAAAGTGGAATTTCATCACCGTTTGAGTCGAATCTTGCAAATCCAGAATGAGCAATTGCAAGAAGCAGCCGTATCATTGCGACATTTTGAGTATCTGTTTCACCTGCCAAATCCATGTATTCATGACTGTGGGTGAAAACATCTTTGAGTGAAATTTCTTTAACAGTATAATCCGGAAGCAATATACGCACCCAATTTTCATCAAGCAAGTTAAATTCTTTTTTCATATATTTCCTTCTTTCTACAGTTCTTTACCTTATTTAACAGTTCTTTACTTTAAAATAATGTCAAATAAGGTTAAATACTGCTATTTACTAATATATATATTTCTTGCAATGCATAATCTATATTTATACGGCTCAAATATCCGATTTTTGCATTCCAATCTTGAGCCTGTGCAATCATGGCGTAATACAGTTTGTGGCTCAAGTGGGCAGTTACAAAGAACACAAAGTCAGATTTTTTTAATGCAGCGTTGCGCACAGTGCTGACGTCTCCTGCGCTGATATATTGCCAATCCGGAAGATAAGTTTTAAGTTTCTTTATCAAGTTTGGATGCCCTCCAACAATTGTACCACTAATGTTTTTTAATTGCTGAATTTGCTCTTTAGATAGCTCATTTGTAATTTCGGTTTCCGAATCAGATTCCAGTGAAAATATATGCTCTCGTAAAGCATAAAGCTCCCTGCGTTCACCCTCTACCTTTTGCAGCTCAGATTTTAGCGCATCATTCTTCTGCTTGAGTAGATTTATCTGATCAGATAAGCGCTGAACCTGCTCAGTACAAGCTTTTTGTTCAGACATCCTGCGTTCTTGAGATTCAGATAATGCAGATTTTGCTTGAAGTAATTCATTTTCAATGCTCTCTACTTCAATATACACGTCTTCACGATTGTGTTGGAAGTAGTATTCTTTAGATTGCTTGTATGCCTTACACATACCTAATATATAGCTCGTATATTTTGCATAAGTCAGGAAATCCTCACGTATTCCTCCTCTTTTTCCGTGCATATAAGCAATTGCTATTGCTTCCAGATCTTCACGTGTGAACTGTAATTCAGAAAAAATAGAAACACTTGAAAGTGATTCAATATCAAACACTGTAGTGTATCCAAATTCCTCATCTTTTGGCGCTAACTGAATCTGCTTAAATAAATCTTTTGGAAGTTGACTAATGTATGATTTTGCTCTTTCCTGAAAAGCACAGTCATATTTCTTTAAGCCTTTTTGTATTCTACGTTCTGGATTATATCCGTAGTTTGCAATAAAGCAAAGTAATTCATCGCATTCTTTACGTTCTTGTACCAACTCTTGCGGCCACATATTTAAAAAGTAATAGCCTGCAAATAAATGACCATTGAAATTATCGTCTGAAACATGATCTGACTTTGCAAGCTTTGCATAAATGGCTTCTCTGATTACACTATTAAAATGAATCGGTTCATCTTTTGGAAGTCTTTTAAAAATGTTGTATAGCTTTCTGTATCCCTTTTTGAAGAGAATATCCAAAGAAGTCTGTGCTTGTTCATCTTCTGTGTAGCTATATTCGACGATTCCGAGTGCTTTTTTATAAGCTTCTTCTGTTTGCAAAGACAGCTCTTCCGAAAATAAAGTATTGTAATATTCGCTCTGCTTTGCAGCATTATAATAAGCTACAGCATTCTTGCCATATTCGCTTTCTAAATCTAATCGTATATGGCGTGCAAACGCGATAGCGCAAGCGTAAAACGGTATCAAGTTTACTTGCTCCATAAAATGCCTCCTTTCTTTAATTTTAGTAAAGAGTTATCTTGTGATAAAATTACCAAAATTTTATTTTTTGATTACGTAAATAGGATCTATTTTTTGATTTATTATAAATCTCATAATGTGTTAAGTACATTTCAAAATCATTGCTCCATGTCTTTTCTAATTTGACCTTATATTCTGTAATATGTCCAGACTTATATATTCGTATCGCGTGATATCTGCCGCATATGTTGCTGCTTTCTGTATGCCATATAAATAAATCTACATATCCATTGTAATAATCTTTTTTAACTTGTTTATACATGTTACAGCATAATTCAGTTGTTGGTAAATCAAATTTGTCAATGTAATTAAATGCCATTGTAAACTCACCACTCGCAAACACAGTTAATGCTGATACAATATCAATTGTTTTCATATTATTAGCGGATAGTAAACGCCGTAACGATTCTGCAATATTACAATTCCGTTCATATATCACATCGTCAAGTTTTCCTTCTGCAATAGCATTTTTAACACTAACTATTCTTTCGTAAATCTCATTACTTACCATAATAAAATCCTCCTTTTAACAATTTTTAACAGTTCTTTAACTTATTAAACCTTTTTTAAATGTCAAATAATGTAAAGAATTATAGATCATGTGTCCGCATGTATTCCTCGATGGCGAAACAAGCAAATCCTGCTAGGGTGCGGCCTGACTTACGAGCAGCTTCTGAAAAGGCTGCCTTTTGCGATTCTGTGCATGATACACTGAACTGAATCTTGCGCTCAGCTGCAGGGACTTCTCTGCGGCCTACATATCCACCATTGGGACCGACCTTTGGAGTCGGATTATATCCGGGTGTATAAGTCCTGCTTGGGTCAACTGGAGCGGGGACAAATACGGACTTTTTTTCTACCGGCTGGATGCTTGGAATTTCAGTTTCGCTAGTATCTGCAAAATCAATGCCGGCTGTCACATCAAAAGAAGTAGTAGTGGTGTTATCTTTCTTTCTCATCTCAAATTACTCCTTAATTAGTTCTTCTGCGAACTGCACATAGTCAATGGCAGCGTTACACTTCGGTTCAAAATTCATGAGGGTTGTTCTAGTTGCCTGTGCCTTTTGTACGGCAATGCTTTCACGGATAGTTGTGCAGAAAACCTTTGTGTTGAGCTGCTTGGCAATCTCTTCCAAAGAAGCTTTAACTTCCTGGGCGAGGAGCTGGCGACTCTTATATTTCACCAACAAGAGTCCTGCAACCTCTAGGTTAGGATTATTTCTTTTCTTTACGCCCGTGATGGTTCTATTCAGTTCCGACAGACCTTGAATAGCGTAGCGGTCTGCAGTGACAGGAATAATGACCTTGTCAGAAGCAATTAAACAGTTTTTAAGCAATTTGTTGTCAGCCGGAGCTGTATCAATAATAACGTAGTCATAGCCAGTTAATTCAGAAAGAGCGTCTTTTAGTCTAAAATACTCATTCCCATCACTTGGGAATCTTTGATCTGCTGTTTTCAGCTCTGGATCGGACGCAACTATGTCGCCTATTTCTGTTTTTTGAATGGCTTCCGCAATTGGAAGCGGATCTTCAATGTCTAAAATAACATCGTAGAGAGTTGCCATATCTTTGGACACTGCTCTATAAGTGTCCGTGCTGTTACCTTGTGGATCAGCGTCAACCAGTAAGACCTTCTTGCCTTGTGACATTAAAATTGATGCAAGTGTAGTGGCTGTTGTGGTTTTTGCAATGCCACCTTTTTGATTTGCAATGCATATTACTTTCATTGTGAAACCTCCTTTGTGATTACATTATTCTACATTATTTTACAATTCTTAACCTAATTTAACATTTCTTTACAGTAAAATAATGCTTTTTTCATCTCTCAGTTATAGGATACATCGTTAGAACTAAAAAGTCAATAGTTAGAACTAAAAAGTTATAAAAAATATCTTTAAGGTTATACGTGTGACATTTCTTTACAGTAAAATAATGTTAAAAAATGTTGTAAAAATCCCCTAGCATCATAAATACCAGGGGACTATTTATAGTTGGTTGATTTTTGATTTTATATCGGCAATCCTGCGATCAACCGTCCTAGTCGACACAGATAACCGGGTTGCTATTTCGCTGATAGATTTGCCTTTAGATAACATATCAAATGTTATCTCTTCATCGTCCGTGAAATTACTTCTAAGTTTGTAATCATCAAGCTTAGACTGGGTAAGTTTGTGTAATTTCACGGATCACATCATGACTCCTTGATTGTTAGCTCTTTAGAATCAGTTCTTTTTAGGATAATAAGCTGCCTATCCATATCCGGTATCTTCCAATTATCAACAGATTCAGAGTCATCTACGATGATAGGAAGAGTAGTAGCGTATTTCTTCTGAAAAGCCTTGCAAACATCTGTCTCGATTAAGATTTTTGCACCATGATTAAGGTTTCTAGCGTATGGTTCACCGTTTACGCAGAAATCACATGTTTCTTCCAGATCACCATTCACAAGCTGTCTGAAAAATTTCACCTGGCAGTACTCTAAATACTCGTTTACCTTGCTTTCTAAAAGCTCGTGCTTGCGAATGTTGAAGCGTTTGAGCAAGTCGAGTTGCGCCTGCGTATCTGCAATTAGCTGCTCATTCTTTCGGCGCTCGATGTTAAGCTCTGCAACTCTTGCGTCAATCTTGACATTGATTTCGGTTTTTGCAAGCTCTGCTTTTAGACTAGATAACTGATCCTGAAGGCTGTTTTCCTCTGCTTTGAGCTGTGCAAACGTTGCATTTGCAGTATTTGCTTCTAACTGGCTTTCAAGCTTTGCGATTTCTGCAGATCTGGCTTTTGCTGTCTCGTCTGGTTCTGCTGGAGGTACAGTGGATATAGCTTTTTTCTGAGCAACTAAATCATCGACAACTCTTGACTTTTTATTGGATTCTTCACGAAGGGTAGAAAGCTCTGCATCTGCAGCATTGAACTTTTCACGTAAAGCATCAATAGCTTCTTTACATTTCATTCCATCGTCTGTGATTTCCTGCAACTTTTCTTCCTTTGATTTTTCAAAATGCTTTCGCATTTCATCCTGCTGATCAGATGGGTATTCACGCTTGCAATACGGGCAAATCAGCAAATTTTCATCAAACTGCATATCTTTATTGCTTTTCCAGTCACTTGAAAGCTTCAAACGCTTAGTTTCAAGATCTCGAATCTCGGAGTCAATCTGGTGCAATTCATGCTCTTTGGCATTTAAACTACTGTTGGATAGGAAAAGTTCTTCCTTTGCTGCCACAATCTGAGCATCTAAATCGGCAATTCTTTTCCTGTTTTCGGCATTAGCGTCATCAGCGGCCTTTAATTGCTCCTGCTTCAACTTATAAATTTGCGTCTGAATTGTACGTTGCTCATCAAATGCCTTCTGCACATCAGCTTGTTTACTCTGGTTATCTTTCAGTCTGCTTTCAATATCTGCAATCTGACTGTTTACCAAGGCTTCATCAATGACAATTTTCTGTTTTTCCACCTCATCAATACGGCTCGGAAACTCTTTACGAATATCAAGTAGTCCTTTAGTTCCATTTCTTCCACGTCTGCCATTCAGCATAGTGTTGAATTTTGATTTTAATTCGTCGACACTGCCATCATCCAACAATGGGAGAAGAGGAGAAAACTCCGGAAAACGTTCGCAAACCTCTGCATTGGAACACGTTCCAAAGGTGGATTCCAAGATTGATCTGCAGTCGGAGGCACTTTTTGACAAGAGTGTTTTAGCGTTGATCAAGTTTGAAAGTGCGCTCACAGGAACCAATTCTTCTGCAATAAAATCTTCATAGTCACACTTCTTTTTAGGAATGTCATTGATATAATAGTCAATAACATTACCTGTGAAGCCACCCTTTTTATTGTAGTTCTGACGAGAAACCTTCTTAAACGTCTTACTGGAACCGTTAAGTTCTACGGTCATCTCGACTGTAACCTCAATATCGTTAATCTCGTTACCCAATTTATCGTGTGGCCTGATTCCAGTAATTTCTTCGCCGTTCTCACCCCTGCAATTCAGTACCCAAAAAATAGCCCTCTTAACTGTGCTTTTTCCAGATTCATTACATCCAGATACCTCTGTCTTATTGTATAAATCTGTGTCTACAGCTTTTCCATTGTAAAAGCTGCAAAAATTATCCAACTTTAAATGCTTAATTCTCATCGTTTTCCTTCTTTCCTTCGCCATCGGTTTCATTTGCGCTTGATGCAGCACACAAAGCAACTGCAAGCACACCAGTAACTCCACCAAACAATAGTCCTGCTATTAAACCAATTAAAAAATCCATACTATTCATCCTTTCCGCTTACAGAATCTATCTCAAACGAGAATCCGGTTCTATCTTCGAGTTCTTTCATAAAACGTTCAATGTCTCCGTCGTATTCCTTTGAGAATTTGTCAACATAGTCCATTGTTTTCTGTATTCGTTTGGCGATTGCCTCAGCCTTCCAATTAGGACAAGTATCTGCCAAAGCAAGTCCAAATGATGTTAATATGATGCTGTATATGTTGTCCACAGCGTCTTTATTTGCTTTTTGGTAGTATTTGTCATAAAGCTTGCGATCAACGTCTCGTGCAATATTTTCTTTTAACAAAGCAATTCTTATGCTTTCTTCTGCGCCTGTGATTCGCTGTTCTACGGCTTTGTTTCCTTTTTTTGCTTCTCTTTCAGCCCGTCTCCTTTGTGCTCGTGTCATAAAGCCTCCTTCTAGGTAGTAGACTATTTTAATGTATTAAAGCTCATTATAATTTAAAATAGTCTATAAAACTGTGCTTTGCTTATATATTTAGTTCTGGCAAATACTCTGGTTGCTCGGATGCAATTGAAACCTTTCCCTGCAACTTCTGACATTCTTTTTGCTTCGCAATCTCTGCGGAGTATGATCTCAAAAAATTGCTGTGAATAACTGTCTCAAACTGAGTTGCTTGTCCCTTTGCCCATTCTTCCAGATTCCTTGCGTTTCCAACTGTTGACTGGATAATTGGTGGAAGTTTGGCAAACTCGTCATCAGCATGATATGTGCTGTTTCTGACAGCTATCCGAACCAAAGACCATGCTTCCAACGGCGTAGGCGTGTCTGCTTGACTCAAAGCGACTAACTTTTCGTTAATTTGACCGATTGACGGTGGAAAGCCTGTGTTTTCCGAAAGTATGTATGCTTTGAGTGCTGTACTAACTTGCTCGTAAGTATAGCCAGATAGCATATTTGCCCATGTAGTGGCAGTAAGCTCTATATCTGCAATTTTGTAGTTTGGATATGATACAGTCATTACCGCCATTAACTTCTTAGCCTCGTTTTTAGTCATCCGTAATACTTCCCAAAATTGCATCAAGTTGTGAACGCTGTGAATTTTGCTTGCCCTTAAAGCTATAGCCAGCATCATGCAGTGGGAAAAGTCCTACCCAGCAGTTATCAACAGACTGGTTTAAAATCTTGATCATAAGCTCGATGTCTCCACCAGATAGATTCTCCAACTTGACTATTGCTCTCTTCAAGGCATTTGCGGTTAGGGGCTTTTTAATCTTTGCTCTCATAGAAACAAAATCGTTAAATGCCTCATTCAGGCATTCGTCATCGAAGTATTTTTTTGAAGATACGTTCTTGTTTTTTACGTCCATTAGCTCATTTAAATCGTCATACAAAGAGATGATTAGCGTAACTGCATCACCTTCACCATTAGAAGTTAGCAAGCTCACAACGTTTTTTACTCTAGGCTCATAGCATTTGTTTTTGATTTGAGTTATCAGCTCTTTTCTTGTCATTTTTACCACCTTCCTTTCTTTCTTCTGCCGTTTATTCATGGTTCTCCTCTGGTAAATCAACCAAGCTGTTGGCTTCCTGACCTTTTATGTAAAACATTTCCTCACCTCCTGCATTCTGCAGGGGTCGAACCTGCAAGCCGTTAGGCTACCGTGAGGGATAGTGTTTTATCTTACTTTGCAACTCGAAGTTGCAATCAATCTTAGGGCTTCAATGAGGTGCTTCTGTGTATCAAAATAAGTCGAATAAATTGTAATGTCGCAGTGGTGAAGCCCGTCCCTATAAAAGTAAAAAGTTGTCATTTTTTCGTCATAAATAATTGCAACCTTGATTGTTGAATCTCTGAATTTCGAATGAATTTCATAAGCGTCATAAGGGGGAAGACCTTTTTCTATTACTGTAGTTATTCCTGCCTTTGAAAAAGATTTTTGAATCTTCCTAATAAATTTTTCAAGGTTTTTAATCTTCATATTACCTTTTCCTTTTCTTATTCATTATTTTGAGTCTCAAATGCATGTATTGTGAATCATAATTCGCTTGCTATCAATTGCGTGTGCAGCGTTTCCACTGCACACCTTTTCAGCCACGGTGTTTAAATTTTCTGATACGCCACCACAGATCACTGCGCATCAACCCGGTTTACCGGGCATTCGTTATTCCTTTCCTTTTGATTCTGCGTTTTCTGTGTTCGGGAAATTCGGTTTCCACGGTTCTGGTTGTGGCATCCATGCTACAACCTTACTCATTACTTTCATCTTTCTGCCGTTTGTTCCGAATGTATACCAACCAATCGTAGTTTTCCACATGCTGTCTGTATATTCTGTCTTTCTACAAATCGCTAGGAAAATTTCTTCTCTCTTTGTTTGTACGATAACTGGGTCTGAATCATACTCAATGGAAAATGAATTTTTAGCAGCTGCTTTCTTCATTTCTGGCAATCTCTCTTCACATGTCACCCATGTCTGTGCTGTAGGTTCTTTGTCAATCTCTGTAAATAGTGCATCCTTTAAAATCTGCGCTATCATTACCCTCTTGATGTATTGTGCAAAGTCCGAATGTTCATAGTCTTCCTTGACCTTGTCACAAATTTTGTCGATTCTTTCTTTCAGTGCATCCGCATCAATCAGTCTCATTTTCTTCCTCCTTTACAAGCTCTAATACTGCACAAATTACTGCTTCTTTTATGATACTGTGAATGGACTTTCTATTTTCACCTACCAGAATCAACTCATGCTTGATTGTATCATCATAATAACAACCGTCTCTGCATGTCCATTTCCCATTATGCAGTTCCACATCATATCCTTTGCTCTTCGATGCCTCCCCTCTTGCAGACCATCTAGCTCCCGTTTTTACAAAATAGCATGGATAACTTACAAAAGGGTTTTTATATACTTTCATTCTCTACCTCCACTCTTGGAAAAACATATTCTTTGCTATCTGTAAAAATAATATTTTCTGGCTGCTCCTTGTGTACCTCTCCGTTCTCGTACTCTACAATTAATTCCGTGTTCACGTCTATTTCTCCTTCCAGTAGAGTCTCTGTCCACACTGATCACAATATTTTGTTGCGTTTGGGATGCACGCAATGAGATAACTGCAAGATTTGCATTTGTAAACTCCATTTGCTGTGATCTTGATTGGCTTCATTGGAATTTGTTTTTTGATTGCTTTAATCGCAATTTCACATGTAGCCTCATGCTTAAAATACTCAATCGCTTGCGCTTTTAATCCATCTTTCCAACACTGCTTTCCCAACTCGTTTTCTGCCTCTCCGATATCCTTCAAAATGTCAAATGTCTCATCGGAATCCAACTCAAATTTAAATTTAATTTGTTCAGCCATTTTCTCATTCCTCCTTATACACTAAAACAGATCATCGGCGTATGTTTCTTATTTGACCTCCTCCCAGTCAATCTTCTGCCCACAGTCTGAGCAATATGGTGATTTCTTTGCAATACTTACGCCACTCCATACTGTGTTTCCGCAGCACGGGCATTCCCACAACTCGCAGTGGCTTTCTATCCATGCGTGCGGTTGATCACCTCTATTTTCATGGATGATAGACCTGTGAGTTGCTTTAACTGGTGGCTGCGGAAGCTGCTTCTTTAAGCATTCTACTGCTGTTTCGTAAGCAGTTTTTTCCCTTCCAACTCTCAAACTTGTCTGCATATCACAGTTACAAACTCGGTGCTTCATGCATTCCAATTCATGGCTAAAATAATCAATAGACTCCTTGACGTGTTCATTGTACTTATTCATCTTTTAAATATTTCCTCCTTATGTGAATTTGAGCTGTCCAGTTTCTTCTTCTCTAACCTTCATGTTTGGCATTCTCTGTCGCAAACACATCTCCGGGAGATTTGCTCTTACCAGTGCTGCAGGAATTGGCGGACACACCGCATTTCCACACCTTTTAACTTGCTCTGACCGAGGATATGATTTGCCAGAGTAATCATGGTCAATGATATAATCATCGGGGAATCCCTGACATCCATATAACTCGCGCGGTTCCAACATGCGAAGTCCTATGTCTACGATTTGGTAATCTACACCTTTTATTGTAACAAGTCCAAATCTATCATGTGTTGTTACGGTGTCTAGGGGCTGTTTAATATTCTGACCATCATTGCTACCATAATATTTAATCAGGAAAGCTCTGACTTCCCCAAAATGACCAGCTGACGTTGTTACAGTATGCAATGGCTCTCGCTCATCCTGCCCGATGCCAGTCTTATAGAATTTGCTCAAGAAAGATGTTACAAGTCCGTATCTGTTTGAGCTATCTACAGTCATTATTGGTTCACTGATGCCCTGACCACGACTGCTGTCATTTTCATATGAATGATATTGGGTTAAGATCGGAGCTACTAGGAAATTCTTGTCTTTTGCAACGATAGTATGCAAAGGCTTTTCTACACTGTATGCTCTTGGGCTTTTTTGATTTTTAGATTCGCCATATCCGATTTCAACAATGAATGGATCGGCATTATCAACAACAAATTTCTGAATGCCTCGCGCAATCCGTTGCATTGTTTTTGGAGCTAATGGTCTGACTGCACGAACACCATACTTCTTTTTAATCTCTTCCGATGTGTCAAAAATGCTTGGGCATGGAATTGAAAAGTCTAATTGTGTGTATGCCCCTACATATGGCTTTAAAATACCCTTTTTAACCGCTTCACTATCTAATGGAGCATGTGTAGGCTCAGGCCATGATATTGGCTTATTATCGCATCTGGCAATCAAGAAGAATCTTTTACGCATTGTTGGTGCACCATAGTCAGCCGCAACCAGCTCTCGAAACTCTACAGTATATCCTAAATCTGTAAGTTGTTTGATAAAACGTTTGAACGTTTCTCCTGACCTTGATTTTATAGGGTGATGCCGTCTATTAAGTGGCCCCCATGTTTTAAACTCCTCGACATTCTCAAGCATTATCACTCTAGGTCTAACTAGCCCAGCCCACCTGCAAGCCACCCAAGCAAGGCCGCGGATGAATTTATCCTTTGGCTTTCCGCCTTTAGCCTTGCTGAAATGCTTGCAATCTGGCGAAAACCATGCAAGCCCAACTGGGTGTCCGCCACAAGCCTTTACTGGATCTACCTGCCAAACGTCCTCACAATAATGTTTTGTAGTTGGATGGTTAGTTCGATGCATTCTGATAGCTTCTGGATCATGGTTAATTGCAATATCAACACTTACCCCTGTTGCCATCTCTATTCCTGTTGAAGCTCCGCCACCACCTGCAAAGTTGTCTACCACTAATTCGCCGTTTATCATAGTCTCTCCTGTCAACATGTGAGTATCTGTATTTTTCTTTTGGTTTTTTACAACTCGTTCCTATAAAAAATCAATAACGTTATAAAAGAATCAAGCCCCACAAAAGTATCAGTGAGATAATCCACAATGCTCCAAATGATGCTCTAGTCCTTTTGGGTCCTATGTAGTGCAGAAGCATAGCTAAAAGCATAACCACACATAAAACACTCTTAATTATCTGCATAATATTCAACTCCTCTCATTCTTTACGTTTTACAAAGGATTCGCATTCTGTATTCAGCAAGCATCCATAATCATGACCTATGGTATAGCTCGGTATCTCGTATCCATTCTCACAAACGCGACAATATTTGCCACATTTATACTTGCTATTTACAACTTTTTCTGTTTTAAACTGATTCAGTTTATCTTCAAGATTTGCATTTGCATTTTTAAGCTCTGCATTCTCCCTGATTAGGCTATCGTATTTATTTTGGCTCATTATTTTGAACATTCACGCCACCTCACCCCATAATATTTAAAACTATGATTGCTATGTTACACAGCAGTATAACGATAAGTGCTAAAATATTCACGATTTCAGCAGTTTTTCCGTACTTTAACGGAGATTTGTATGCAGCTCTAGCCATTATGAGTTGGACTGCAAGAAATACAAATTCGATGCATAAGATAATATGCTTAATACTCATTTATTGCTCCCTTCTGATACCTTATTATCATTTTCTTGTGCATCCTCGAAGAATGATTTGATATCAAACCACTTATCATTGATTATATTTCCAATAATTTTTAATCTTCTATCTCCAGTTACTGCGGTTCGTATATATCTTCCCTCTAAATCACTCAACTTTGTAACTCCGACTGTATCCATTATTCTAGCAATGGATTCCATTCCCGGACCATAGCCACTAAATTCTTTCGCCCCCAGATAGCCGTGTCCGAGACTATATCCGCCAAAAACGCATCCCCAACCTGCACCTTCAACAACGACATCAAACGATATGCAACCGTGATTTTCCATTGTCAGCTCCGCACCTTTGATTTGTGCGTTTCGGATATCGTAGCCTTCTTCAATAAGCTTTTTTTCTGTCCAGATCTTCATACATCCTCTCCTTCCAATTTTTGTCCGCACCAAGGGCAGTACGGATATATTTTTGCTGATGCCGTAAATATCTCTGCCCTCTGGCAGTTCGGGCATACCATTTTTTTATTTCCACAATCATCTACTTTTGACAATAGTTTCATTGGAATTTCTTTCTTATCTTCAATTCTGAAGCATTTCAGCTTTCTACTAACAATATTGTGATTAAATTCAACTGCCGATTCTTCGTATTTACATACTCCGTACAAAAACGGGATTCCAGCCCATTTTCCATATTTATCGCACGTTATTATTCCATATGCATTTTCCTTTGGACACCAGACTGGCTGACCGACCATTTGCCGCAGTTCATTTAACGTAAGCGCCTTCATTTACTCACCTCCTACATCACATGAATACTTATTTCAAGGAAGTTAGCTGCCGCAGCAACTAACCCCACAGCACTTCTTATAATTAAATCATGTTTTCATCCTAAGCCATTCAGCTTCTTGATTTTGTCGATACAATAATAATATCCAGCAACATAACCACGGCTGAAATCATCTTTACTTTCATCATGGTTGCAGCCCCCTTCTGGCAGCTTGATTGAATCTACCCAATTCATAGAATAAATCAGGCGTTTGACTTTGTTTCGCGCCTCCAGCATGTCTCTTAACTGTTCATTGATTTTCCTCAACCGTTGGAATTGTGTATCCCACTTTCACTTTTTCTGGATTGAATACACAAGCAGGGGCAACTCCATACGTGCTGTCCGCAATGTCGTAGTCCAGACTACCACCCGTGTACACATGGCGAACGTCGCGACTGCTCCCGGTGTCTGTGATATACCGAGGTGTGCAAGTCCACATCCACTCAGGCAGTAATGGAACATTCTTGCGGTACTTTCTGTATTCGTCACAACTCAGGATGAATACTTTGTCCTTGACTGTGCCGTAACGATCGTCACCGTTGTCAGCTACCAAGTCAACCTCATGAGGAATGAAATTATCCTCACCCAACACGGGAAGCAGTTCACTAAGCAACTTTCTACGCAAACTCGATTCTGCATAGTTGTTGCAACAGTCCTCATCAAAACAATACTCATCTCCATTCCAACTGGATGCCATGATTGCCAGAACTCCACCCTCTACATTATTGTCCAACACAATCCACTCAAATCTTTTAAAGTAAAAATGACTTCCATCTGGAATTGTTCTAATATCATCTTCTCTCATTTGCCATTTCCTTTCCTGGTTTAGAATCAAACACATTCCCCACTACTTCGCACTTATTTGACTAGTTTCCTCGTAGTTCCCGACACTGATAAGCTCCATAAACTTATCTCTCTGGCGCTCTGAAACCTTGTTACCCTGTTTTTCGGGCTTGACAGCGATTGTAAGGTGTTTCTCTGCGATAGATGATAATTCCTTAGCTAGCGATTTCTTACCTTGCTGTATGCCCTCTAAGTAGCTTCTAGGTTGCTTTCTGTCTCCTATAGTTCCGCTTGAACGGTTTTCACCTTGTCCACCCAGGCTAACATTCCGAAGCTGATAGCCATTTTCTGCATAAAATCTGATGTAATACTTTTCCTGTTCGTCAAGCTGATCAATAGGAACATTCATGTATTCAACCTTCCACCCGTAAGGATTGTCCACTGAATACAGTTTGTGCTTTCTAAGGCTCAGGTCTATGTGCTGTTTATAGCCAGCCATATGACTCGCCAATCTGCTAAGTATGTGCACGGCTTGCCCGATATACGCAAACCGGAAGCCGTTCTCATCCTTTCTGGTCAAAATGTAGATTCCGCTTTCATCGTTCAGCTGGGGATTGATTTTCAGCAGTCGCTTTTTATTCTCCTGCTCTATGGCTTTTGCCTTTGCAATGTTGCTGTATTTATTCATCAATAACCTCTATTTTCTTGATATGGCTCTTACGAAACCTCCAGTTATCGACTCTGTATTTCCCATCAAAATCGCGTTCAAGCTTTCCAACTGACTGTGTACCTTCAAAAAATGTCACCCTTACATTTTTTCCCATTAAGCTATTTAGTTTTGCATCGTCATGGCTATTTTTCATTGATCTTCTCCTATAAACTTAATCTTTCTGCCACAGCATGGACAGTACTTGATTTTGCTCAACAAATCAGTCCCGATAGATATAGCATCGCTACTGCAATTGGTTTTGATATGAAATACATCTTTCTCTTGTTCCCACTTGCAATATGTTCTTTTCTTTTTCCTTTCAAATCTTTCAATTTCTTTCTTAATTTCTCCAAAGTGAAATTCCCCACTCGCAATGTCTTCATAGCGTAAATTTTCGAAAAGAGTGTAAAAACTCCCATCCCATATAGGCTTATCTTTCAATTCTTTTTCTAAATCCTCTACGGTATCACCCTGTATAATGTAATCTACTTCTGTTAGGATATCATCAAAGAGGTTTTTTAGATATTTTCGAAAAGATTCCTCATCACGCGGAATGCGGTATACTGCAATTGTATACAGCGGATTTTCAAACTGTTTTTTCTCGTTATTCAACTCATATTCTGTAGGCATGTGAACTGCAACTGATCCTTCACTACGGGCAATTTCATATCCCCAACCAATTCGAAAACGAATGGTGCGAAATGCTTTGTTTGCCATTTCTTCCGAACTGTATTCTTCAACCACATTGCAAATGTGCACTTTATTTCCAATTAGATATAGACAATCGACTTCACTATAGCAATGAATTTCTCTTTTATCTTTTTCAAATACAAAAATCATTTTTCCTCTCTCCTCCTTTCACACTTTTTACATAGCCAAACCGACCATGTGAATAAAAATAGCTTATGCTAGCTTCCTGATCTGCTTTCCTATTATCAATATGGCTTTGGCAGCATTGCTCTGCTCGCTTTCTGGCGCCCTCTTCTCCAAATGCCTGTACATCCCAACCTTCTCCGCAAATATTGCAATGTATGTATTTTTTTTACTTTTACTTGATGTCCTTCACGGAAATGTTTTTCTATTTCTGCTTTATTTGTGGAGTTCAGCATACAAATCGGGCAATAATAGTAGGTCATGCTTTTAGTTCGTTCAAACTTCATTTTTATCTTCGTTTTTTCAGCTCCTTTTCAATTTGCTCTACCCAAAAATAGAACGATTCGCAGCTCAATTTTCCCAAAGCAGAAACTGATTTTTGCAGTCCATCTTTAATTCTTTCAAAGCAACTCCCCAAATCTGCAAATGCAGCTGTTTCTGAATCCATAAATTTTTCCAATGGTTCTTCAAGCGATACCAGTTGCATAGCCTGCTGATACTGCTTTGGATTCATGCCATAAAGTTTCTTAAACTGCTTCTTTCTCTGTCTTTTATTCATTTGGCTGCACCTTCCTTACTTTCTGAACCCAGGTCATATCCAGAACTTTCTCTATACGCATTGAGTACGGCACTAATGATAGCCTGTTCAATAATTTCCTCGCTCTTTGCAATCAGAACCATATCGTGCTTGATCGTATCATCGTAATAACGGCCTGCTCCACATGTCCATTTGCCATCTTGCTGTTCTACAATAAATCCAATACTTGCACTCGGCTCACTTTTGCATGGCTTGGGTCTACGCCCGAGTTTTACAAAAAAGCAATGGTGATCTATAAATAGATTTTTATATATTTCTATCATTTTCGCCTCCTGATTGTGATATGCAACTGTTCTTCTAGCCAATCAAGCCCCTCGTTTGTGAAGAAGTATGTGGTGCTTTCCTTTGTTATTCCACATCTTCTGCTTTCCATGTAACCTGCATCAACAAGCTTTTCAAGTTCCTCATCTTTGCCATTGAAGTAATTTCTGGTGGGCTTGAAATGCATCTTTCCATTGCGTTTATAAAGCGTTCTCCGTGTGGCATAATCAAGTCCGATTGTGTGGCGCACCTTCTGGCGAAGCGTGCAACAGGAATATGTGATTCCATTCTTTTCAACATTGAGATAATCATTCTGCGGTAAATTTATCATATTTCCCTTTCACCTCAATTTCTAACCAACGCGCTTTAAATTCTTCTTCTGCTATTTTAAAGTTGATATGACGCTTTTCACTAAAAATGGTAATAACTTTACCTCCTTCCTCACGTTTAAACTGCCATTTTTGCTGCGGCAAACAACTTATCCAACATTGATCGCCGCCAAATACATACTGGCGCCATACTTTAGGTCTGCACCATCCTTCTTTATCCATTGGATTCTTCCTCGAAGGCTTCTTCCATGGCTACTGTAAGCTCGTTTGCATCGTGGAGTGCCACTTCTGCTTCGCTGAATTTTCTTTTTTCCAACCTGCTGCTAGCCACCCTGATAAGGAAGTCACGAAGAACTACAGCTGCGTCAGTGCTATAAATATTTACCGAAATGCACTTCTTATCCTTTAATCCGTAGCTTGATACCATTGACATTTTTATACCTCCGCTAATCCACTAAAAATTTTTAATAAATCACTCTTGTTCACCCTTAGCCTCCTTCGGTTCAAATTTTGGAAACGGCATCCAGTAAGCAACATGCATTCTGCCTTTAAGTAGCATTGGTACTGTCGTCCACTCACCGTTAATGGTTTTACCTGTTCCAACTACAAAATTATCTTCATCAAGGTTATTGACTAGTACCACTAAAACGGTATTTGAATTTTTTTCCCAAAACGAATTGCTCCACTTGTCAGTCCCTTTGAACTTTGCGAATATACTGTCGTGTTCTTCTGGCATTGCTTCTTCGACTGAAATCCAATCATTTTTCTTGATTTCATCAGCAAGTGCCGATAAAGTCTGTTCGCAGCTAGAAGCAATCTTCAAGGCAAGTTTTTCACACTCACTTTTAGGTGCAAATATATTGCACTCATCTATGTACTTTTGACAAAGTGCAGCTTCTTCTTTAATTTCTTTCAAATATTTCTTCAATTGCTATTTCCGTCCTCCTGGTGAATGCTTTTCTCAATTTCTTCATCGGTTCGCACAGTAACAAGTGGAATCTCTTTTGAAATGTTCTCTACAAGTCTCTTGAATGCAGCCTTGGCATTTTCTTCGTTCTTATATTTGCCAATTGGGTAATCAGTCGACTCGTTTGAGCCTTTAACGTGTTTTAATAATATTTCTGTTCTTGAAAGTCCGTTAATGTAAATGTCAATTACATTGTCCCAGTTGTAAAAGGCGTTTCTATCCTGTCTTACAATAATCATCTCAAACCTCTCCCTTCTTTTTTAGTTAAACGGTAGTCCTTCGTCTTCCACATTATCCGGAATATTCATAAAACCTTCATATCCGCCTGCAGGTGCCGGTTCTGGAGCTGGCTGCGTATTCTTCTTGCTTTCCACGAACTCCTGCTCATCCACAACTACATCCGTTGTGTACACCTTCTGTCCATCCTTATTTGTGTAGCTACCTGTCTGGATGCGTCCAGTAACAGCAATCTTTGTTCCTTTGTGCAAAAATTTCTCGGCAAACTCTGCATTTTTTTTAAAGCTAATGCAGTTGATGAAGTCTGCATTCTGACCGTTATCCTGCTTACGGTTTCTGTCTACAGCCAGTGTATATCTGGCTACCGCCATTGTCTCCTGACCCTGTGTATAACGCACTTCTGGGTCTTTGGTTAATCTTCCGATTAAAATTACTTTGTTCATACTAAGCCTCTTTTCTTTAAAGTTTTATTCTTTTCTTTCTTCTGCCTAGTTCCCTCTGCCTTGTAAGAGTATACATAAGTTCTTCCTCTGGTCTTATTTCCTGCTTAATCTTCAATTTGAACATTGCTCGCATGGCTTTGAGAAAATCTTTTCTTTCTTTTTCTGTCATGTTATGTTCAAAAGCAAGCGTAGGCACAATTAACTTTTCATCCAGTAAGACTTGCCGATTTTTCTTCACTTTGAAATCCTTCTTTCTTTTAATACTGGAACACTCCTGCGTCCATCCTTTCATTGTATCTTTTCTCTGCATAGTATCTGAATGTGTAATATTCAAGACCACATTTCTTTGCGGCTTCGCTGCATCCAATGTCTCCTTGTTCCCATTCCAGATACACGTCTGTAAAGTTTGGCGGAAGAATCACTCCTCTCTGGATTCCCTTCCTCTGCTCTCCAATCTCTTTCAGACGGATATTTGCATACTTGCGGAATGTTGTATGTGATATCCCACATTGTCTAGCTGCTTTTTCATCTGAGAGTAAACCAAGTTTCCATTGTTCAAAACAATCATCAAACATTGGTGGCAAAGGCTTTGGAGGCACTTTATTACCAGTCTTGATGGTATGCCTATCACCTCTCTTCGCAAGTTCTTCTCTTGCATATCTTTCAAAAGTCGTGACACAAACACCTATCTTCTTTGCACCTTCTGGTCCGGTTAACTTTCCGTCCCTCCAGGCAATGTAAAGCTCCTCTGGAAGTGTAGTTTTTTTCGCGACAAAGTTTGATCTATGACCTGTTTGTTTTTTAGGTGCCTTTGCCTTAGCTGTATCTTGCCAGTGTAGCCAATTCTTATACATTGGGCGCTGGCTAAATTTTGAGCAGTGATATCCTAACTGGATATTGTGCGCACGGTTATCAGCTTCTTCCGCAGCTTCTTCTTTACTCAGAAATACTGCCCTTCCAAGCGCTAATCTCTCCCAATGATGTATATTGTTCACGTTATTTCCAATATCACGTTTTTTAGTTATCGCATCAAAATGTGTGTCCGTCACGGCTATAACAACCGATTCAACAACTTCAAGTCCGTAGTTGTCGAACCCTTCGAATCCCTTCTGCTTCAATTCATAGTTACTTAATCGGTATTCCTCTACGTGATAGACAGGAGTTCCGATCTCAATCTCATTCATCTTGTGCCTCCTTTATCAGTTTTAGATCATATCCGCCTTCTACAAACTCTTTAGTGAGCTTGTGCCTGATACCGTTGCCTAAGTACTGGTATATATCAAGCATGCCATCATCAGAAAAATTTGTCTGCAGATACTGGTTTATACCCTTTCGGGTTCTATTCCAGAATCTTACGTTCCTTATGTGTTGCTGATAAACCATTGTTTTGCAAGCGTCCCTTGACACATATTCAAGCAATTTACATTTAAGATCTTCTTCACTCTCAATGTCAGCTACGGAAAAACCAGAACGCTGCTTGTTTAAGAGCAAGTATCCATCGTTGTTGATACTGCTACCAGGAAAGCATTTCATAAGCTTTAAAATTTCATTCAGAATCATAATTGCTCCAATCTATCTTCTGTCCACAGTATGGACAGTGTACGCAAACTCCTGCTTCTGATTCATACCGTGTGCCGCATGTCGGGCAATACCATTCGTATACATTTTCGTTTGATGCACAGATGACTGGTTCTTCTGCAATTGTTTTATGCATGTCTCTGTTTTCGAGAATGTTGTTGACTATTTCACATGCCGTTTGTAGGGGTACTACACGACAATAGGTATGTGGATATGCTACCGCAACCATCAATTCACTATTGCTAACCAAAAGGTTTTTGATTTCATCACTTTTTGCAATAGACATTTAACAATCCTCCCAATCAATCTTCTGTCCACAATTTGAACAATAGGAATCAGCGCATTCATTGATGATGCTTCCACAAACAGGACAGTCACATCCCTCACCTAATCGGATAACTGGCTTTTGTGGAATCTGCTTTTTAAGAGCACGATGTCCCTTCATGAATGCAAATGCGGTTCTCATTGACTTTTCAACAGCCTTGTAATTCTTTTCCTTTAAGGCTTGTTCAATTGCTTTAGTGCAAGCATCAAGGCTCTTTTTTAATATCTTTGCTGCTTCTTTATTGCTCATTTGCTTTTTTCCTTTCTTACAGGAACGGACATGTTTCATAATTAAACAATTGCCAGGTCTTACCTGCTTCTGCAACGTCCACATTTGCCATTCCTGCGACTTTTTTTATTCTTGTAACCATTTCTTCCGGCACTGCGTTATTTGCGCTTAAATGGCAAATAATGACGTTCTGGAGTGCGTCTGTTGTGTTAGCTTCTATGAAGCCTGCACACGTTTCTAACTCCATATGCCCCTTAATGACATGCAATCGTTTACCAGTGACATCCTCTGAAATGTACTTCTTTTGGTAATTGCAAGACGCTAATATATGGTCAATATCCTTAAATCGCCACCTTACAAACTCTGTATCAGTAATGTAGAGCATTCGCCCCATCTCTTGATGCTCGATGATAAATCCATAGCACGGACACTCTGTACCGTCTGCGTCGGTATGTTTGAAGTGTCCATGCACATCATTCATCGGAACTGATACAATTCTAAATTCATCATATCCGCCGATATAGGAGTTATCTTCATAAGGTTTGTAGACTGGGATTCCCATTTCTTCCAGACCACTTACTGCTTCCGAGTGATCTCTGTGTTTATGTGTGACAACGCAGCCAGCAATATCAGATACTTTCCAGTTGCAGCCCTTTTTGATCTTCATGATCGGGATTCCTGCATCAAGAAGAAGCATCTTGCCTTTGCTATCCTTTAAAACATAGCAATTACCAGAACTGCCGCTGGCTAAACACGTTAGAATCATCCGAAAAAAACTCCTCTCTCAAGTTCTATGACATTCATCCCTCAACGCTCTCAATGTGGTAACGACCGTAACCGCTAGTTCTTCCACTTCCAATTCCGTTTCCAAAACCTGCAAGACGAATGATGTTTAAAATCTGTTCCAGAGAATACGCATTCTCTGTATACTGAATGGTGAATGTTGCACTCCATCCGCTAAATCTATTCAGTCGTACAAGTACTGGAGCACCTTTCTTTGGCGACATAAGCTTTTCGTCAATAAAATGCTCTGCAAACTTGATCGGAACCAAATTGCCCTTTGCAATGACATTTACAGCAGCGTTAAATTTTGTTGCGTAAGTGTCAATCTTGTTTTGTACAACAGCCTGTCCAAATGACTTTTTCAAGCCAAATGCCGTAATGCACGGTGCATTGTTGGCCAGTGCTTCTCTCAAACCTTCCTCTGTGAAGTCTGTAGGCTTTCCACTATACCAGTGCATGGCGGTGATCACTTCTTCCCATACATTTGTAGCCGCTGTGTCCTTAGCCTTGTTCTTTCTCTCATCGGTAAGCTTTCTGGCACTACAATCATTCATCTTGTTGAGCACCAAATCTCCATCGCCTGCAATAGTAATTCTTGCCTGTTTGATGCTTAACGGCTTCAATTCGATAACCTGTGTTTCTTCCTTCTTCGCCATAATTTATGTTCTCCTTTTTTTGTTTTGGTCTAAGCTTCCGCTTGAGATGCGGTACAAGCGTTATGATGTTATGTTGTGTAGTGTAGTGTCTTGTAATGTGTTGTTCTGTGTTGTTCTGTGTTGTTGTGTGATGTTGTGCGGCTTATGCCGCATCTCAAGTGAAAACTTTAAGTGTTCTGGTAACACTTGCAGACAACATGAAATGTGATGTTGTGTGTTGTATTGTATTGTTCTATGCTGTACTGTTCTATCCTGCGATAGGCAACTCATGCTGCCTGCAAATGCTACCAGTTTGTTTTGTTGGTATCCACTCGGTACGCGACATAAGAAATTTGCGGCGCTTTGTTGTGTTGTGTTATACGCTGTACTGTTATGTTAGGTGCTGTGATCTGCTATTATGTGATATTCTATGCTTTGTGACTTATGCCACATACAGAATGGATACCTTTTGTTTTTGTGTTATGTTCTGCCTTTTTCTATATCTTCCCAATCAGCCCGTATAGCCGTTGAGTCAACGTAAAATTTGTTTTGCCTTGCTGGCTGAAAATCATAACTTTTCAGTTACGATCTCAACCTTCATTACACGCTCCCAGCCAGCGTGCTCAAATTTCATTTCTGGTTCCTCGGTACCAGTTGCCGGATTAGTTACTGTGCGTCCAGTTGCTACTCTGTTGGCAATGGCACGAATTACTGGCTTCTGATTTACTCTCGGATTGGTCAGATCCGCAAGAAATGCTGGTGGAAGGACTACGGCGAGAACGTCACAATCACTGCCTAATTCTACTACCTGTTTTGCAGATGTAACGCTGTCCGCAAACTGCTTTACCTCAACCTCACCATAAATGCGGCGAAGGTCTGCCTCCTGTGCCTGTGTCATTGTGTGTCTGCTTACCCATAAAATTCTCATATTAAACCTCTTTCTCCCCCGTTGTGGCGATAGGACACCAATTTACTTACTACCTCGTGTTAGCCCATAAAATTTGTTTAACTCGAATGCTCTGTGAGTGGCGCAATGTTTTGTGCTGTTGTGTCGTGTTATGTTCTGTCCTGTGCTGTTATGTTTTTGATATATGAGCCATTCTTTTCTCAGATGGTGCATACCGTTACACCATCCATAGAACACTCGAATTAAGCACTGAAATTGTTTAGACGGCTATCTTGTCGATTTCTTCAAAGACACTCTCCAACTCAGAAAGCGACTTATACCGATTTTGGAAGCTTCTTAGCTCTGCGTAAGCCCTCTGTAGCAACTTCTGATACTCGTCAGGTTGTGTTGCAAAATGTGTTGTCGGCATATACACATTTCTCTGACTTGTGATCTGGAAGTGCCTGATAGGCGGTTTGTTGTCCTGCTTTGGGACAACTACAAAGAACTGGATAAGCTGTCTTGCCTGCTGCAAGCGATATTTCTCTGCCGCTATGCTATCGTTCCATTCAAAGCACTTATGAAGCTCTGACTGTTCGTCTCTTGCTTTCTCAAGCACTTGTTCTGGCGTTATCTCTGTATCTCTTCCAATTTCATCCAGGCACTTTGCGGCATTGGCTTTGAAAATCCCTTCTATTCTCCATTTAATTTCGTCCATAGGCTATCTCCCTACTGCATAAACGCCGGAAGTTCCTGCTGACCGTCTGCATCAGCTTTTAACTCTCGATTTCCAGTTACAGGCTCAACAAATGTTTCTGAATTTGCTTCATTTTTAATTTCATATGCAACATTTTCCTGCTCAATTTCAATTGGAGAAATGTCCTCAAACTGATCAAGTCTGTCGGATATCTCAGAAATATTACCATCTGTACTCGTATTTGCGATCATTTTGCACAAACGGTTGATTACAGTTTTCTTTGACATCTGATCTTTAAATTTTGTGTGTGTACTGGCAGCATCCTCTTTTAATCCGCCCATTCGCTGATTCCATGCTTTCTTCAACTGGTTAATATTCATGATCTCTACTATCTGGCTTCCATCTATCATTGTTCCGACAGCATAAGCACCTTTTATCTTGTCATTATCAATGTTCATGAAGTCCTGTGTGTGTTCATCAATAACTTTCTCGCCATTAACAATGTGATATTTAAATGTATCGCCCTCATAGATGATCTCTGCGCTGATCTTCTTTAAGCCGTTACGTTTTGCCAACGTAATATTTCCGAAGTAAGATTTCTGGAATTGGCACTTTCCACCGTAGGCGATAAAATATCCCTGCTTTTTGTTGACATTGAGTGCCAATGTGGCCATTTCCATAAGTGAATTTACAATACTAGCCTGTGAGCAGCTTTCAAGAACCGGACGTTTATCTTTATCAACGGTCTCTTTTAATATCAGATACGCTCCAGTTAATGCATTTGCTACGTTGTAGTCTTTTGGAAATGCCAAGCCAAAGTTCTCTTTCTCTTTTAATTGGCGTACAAGCCCATCAATAAGGCCATTATTTACAATTAAACTGGCCTGCTGATTTCCTGTACTTAACGCTTCTGCTTTAGCCGCTGCCATTATTCCTCGCCCTCCTTAATCTCAATGTGCATCTTGTCAAAAAACTTGCTCAAATCATCAAATGATTTGAATGTGTTATTGCAAAATATAAGGTATGCAGAAATGTCGTTCATTAAATTGCCTGTAATATATTCTATTTTGCCTTGCGTCACTTTAAACTTTAACCCTGTTGGGAAAAGCACGTTATCACCTTTTGCAACCTCAACAGCTCCACTGTAGTATATCGGCTGCTCTTCCTTTTTCTCTTCTGGTTCCTTTCCCTGCTCGTGCACAGTTTCCAGATCTTCATCTTGTTTTCTTTTTTCCAATTTTTTCAGTAGCTCATCTGACGCTTTACTTAATGCTGACAAAAAACTGATATCGTCAACACTATTTTTATAAACTCTCACGCCCATCTCACCTGTCTTTTCGTCCTCGACAAGAACGGCATTAAAAGCTAATCCGGCCTTAATTGTAAATCTAGTGCTCATATTATCCTCCTTATTTTGTTTTTGCCTTATTGTTGCAGCACTCTGCTTCGCTAATCTCTGGTGCTCTTTTGATTACCTTAATATTGCTTCTTCCATAAGCTTCTACCCATGAAAGGTCTACTGGTTCGTCTACTACTGTGACTTTTGTGCCGTTTGGAGTTACTGCTTCGTCTCCTGGCTTTAAATCTTCCTCTGTCGCAAAACAATAGCTTCTTTTGCTGCCCTCGTATCGGGCTTTTACATAATTATTCATTAGCTTCCTCCTTTTAATATTTTTTTACTGCTTAATTTCTTCTGCAAAGATTGATGAAGAAAAGATACAAACTGGACGGACACCGCAGCTGCCGTAGCAACCATAGATGTCGACGTAGCCAGACGAAAGAACAACGGCAGTCCACATATAATATTCGTTGCACGGCGTACTCCATGGAGTAAGTAACCACCAGCAATACCCTTCGTTTGGGATCAGGCTTCTATATTTTCTGTACTCGTCAAGTGCAAGCATTGATACCTTATCCTTACACTTTTCATATTCCTTCTGCCCATCAACAGATAACAAATCCCTTTCAAATTTAATAACATTCTCCTCTCCAATTTCATTTTCTATTTTTTCAAGGAGATCACTATTCAGATGCTGACGTAGTTCACTGATTCTCCAGTCATTTATGTCTGGATCAAATCTCATCAACTCTGATTTTTCTGCAAGGCACATGCAACCCGAATCAAGAACATCAAGGATTTTCCATTTTAGCCCTGCAAGTTCGAACTGATTACCTGCTTTAGGCTCAACATCAATTTTTCTTTTTGAATTGCCTTCTAAGATATTTACTCTTTTCTTTAGATCATTGAACTGTTGTTGCAGTTCTTCTAATGTCAATTCAGCCATTTATTTTCCTTTCGATACAAAGATGTTGGATTTTAGGATAAAAGCCGGGCGAACATTATTGCCTTCACAGCAGTAGCTGCTGTTGACATAGCCAGATGGGCGAACAACTGCTATAGAATTATTGTAGTCACAATGCAGACCGCTCCATGCTGTACAAGTCCACCACTGTCTACTCAACTTTTTGTTAACAAGCAAATTGATATACGCTCTAACCTCGCCAAAGGTCAGCGGTCTTACTTTACAGGTAAGCGCTCCGTAGTCATCCTGACCGTTTACAGTTGTTAGATTTACGCAATGTTCTACAAGATTCTCGGCTCCGATTTCGGATTCAATAGCCTGTTGGATTTCACCCTCAATATAATTTTTTAACTCGGATGCCTTGTAATCTGCTGTGTCATATGCAAATCTTCTCACTTTTGCTAGATAGCCCTTTGTGATAACTTTGGTTATTCCTTCGCATTGTTCAAGAACAATGCATTCCCTTTCTCCGACAAGAAATGTCTCTCCAGGCATTAAGCTAGCCAATTCAACCTTGTTACTCTGCTCTCTTTCTTCAAGCATTTTTACCAATGCTCTTGCAGCTTCAAGTTCTTTGCTCATGTCTGTCTCCTTTCTTATAGTCGTGGTGACTTGACTAAATCACGTACAACTCTATATTTTGAGATGTTTTCTCCATCTTTCTCGACAAAGTAGAATGCCCCATCATTCGGCTCTCTGAAACCGCTGTAGTATTTTGCATTTACTACTGCTGCATCCTGCTCTTTTGAACGGCTGCACCATTCGCGGATTTCTGCGCCGAGGTAACTTTCTCTGCTGTTCACTACAACCATTTGCTTTCTCCTTTCTTTTCTTCTCTGGTGGATTGTAACAGTCTATGAACTCGTGCAAGTCATATAAGCTGTATCCTCTAAATTTCAATGTTTCATTTTGTTTCCATAAGCGTTCTGCTCTCACACCAAATTCATCCGAAAAGCTCTGGATCAACCCCTTCATGGCTTTCTGCCTAGCTCTTTTAATTTCTGTTGCCGTTCTTTCAGACTTTGGCATTATTGCATCCACTCTTCTATAGATATGTCCAATCAGCTCTAACCGCTGCTCCTCTGTTAACTTCATAGGCTTACTGTAACTGGCGATAAATCGCCTGAATGATCTTGGCATCATACAACGCATTGTGTTTTACTCCTTTAGGAAGTGGCTTCCCCAGCTTTGTTAAGAGTTGTTCGCGTGATAAATCAAACGCTTCCTTTTCAGAAATTCTTAGCACCCTTGCAATATCCTGATTGATGTCGTGGCAACTTGCTGATACGCAATTAGGAAGCTCCAATGCGGAACTTGCCAGAAGATCAACCAGTAAAACAAAATCGTAATGAGATACATCTGACACAAATTGAATATCACTCTCAAAATGCTTAAGCCATTCAAGAAGTGATTCTCGTACCTCATATTTGCTACCAACCACAAATACGGTGTTTTCCTTGTCTAGCAGCTCTGCAAGCTCCTTGTTCTCGCCCTTTACCACTGTATTTGACAATACATTTTCCTTAATCCAAGGTGAAATCTGATAATCTGCAAAATCATTAAGTTCTGCGTAAAAGGATTCACCGCTTGCAGATACAATTCCAATACTTATTAGGGTTGTGTCTTTATGCAATCCTGTAAACTCCGCATCAAAGTACAGATTTATCATCTTCCTTCGCTCCTTCCTTTTCTTTATATTCCTCTGCCTGCTCCATTCCAATAATGTAGGCAAGCTGTTCTTCTGTTAAACATGGAAGCAGCCGTGTTGCTGTTTCAAGCAATTGCTCTTTGCTTTCCCCATGATAAATAAAAATTGTTGATCACTCTCCTTCTTCGTTGTCTTCAATGTTGTTTGGATTTAGCATTATCATTAACAGCTTCTTCCAAGCAAACGATGTGTTTACGGTATATCCCTTTGCGGTTTGATACTGCATATGTACCACGTGTGGGTACTTTGCTTTAATCGCCGCGCTTACTGTTGTTGGTGTTCCATCTGGCATTTTTACATTCAGCACAACAATGTCGCCCTGCTTTGCTGTTTCTTTCAGCAGCTCCGTGTCTTTGCTCATTTCTCCGCTCAAACGCGGCAATATTATTTCTCTTAGATTCATACATTTCCTTTCTGTATGGCTCAGGCATTCTAGCCCAAGCCACGATTTCATAGCCTGAATCTTCAAATCCACCGTCTGGCAAATTTGCCTGGCAAGCTTCTTTCGAAACCCACCATCTAAATCTGTTCTTTGGGTCTGGTCCCCAATAATACTCATGGGTAAGTCTAGTCTCACCCCATCTAATTGTACACAGCAGATAGCCTGCGGTCTTATCTGGCATCTTTTTAGTCATCCAGAACATCTTTTATCACCTCTCTTAATTTGTATTTGCAGCTTTTCTTTTTTGCTTACGATGTTGTGACCGTGTTTTCGATCCAGCCAAGCAAATAGTTATTCTGGATACTGGAGCAGCTATTTGTCACTTCGCTCAACTTCTTCAAAGTGCGCTTTTTCTGCTCTGTCAAAAAACGGTATGTCTTAGGCTTTTCCTTTTTATCTGTCATCACGCCTGCACCTCCTTTCTACATGTTTCCATTCTTTCAATATAGCTAATCATGTCAGCAAAGCTTTCTGCTCTGTACAAGATTGCTCTGTTTGTGTCAGCAAGTAGTGTGTATGCACTATCAAACTGGAATATGTAATACTTATGCATTCCCTCGTAGTACATGCAATCTTTAAGTATTACAAACTTGTTGATATCAAGCATTGTTTGTTCCTTTCTTTCTTATGTAACTTCTGCTATCATTTCTGCCTTCATCCTGGCGAACTTGTTGATAAAGTGGATTTGCCCTTTTCCAGTTACAAGCGTTGTTCTTGTGATTCTGACGCTTCCGTCTGGATTCACAACGGTACGCTCCTTAACTTCAAAGAGTTTCTGTTCCATCGCCTTCTGTGTCGGCATGTTTTTACTACCGCCACATTTAATTAGGTAGTCATTTTGACGCATCCACTCAAAGAGTCTGTTTTGCCCGATCTCATGGCCATTCTGGCAAATCAGTTTTGCCATGTCTCCAATCAGGATCGAGGTCCTGCTAGACTCCACTGCATCCGCAAAGATTTCTTTTGGCTTCATGCGCTCTGTGTCTGCAATCAGTATCTTATTATCTGCCTTGAGCTTATCAATCTCGTTATTAGCAATCTTTAAGGCTCGTGCCATCACCTGCTCTGGTGTATTCCATGCCTTTTCGAGATCAATGAAGTACTGGCGGTACTGCTTGCCCTTGTCGGTACGCTGAATCATGCAGATCTGCTTTGCCATGTCGATGGAGATTTCATGATCAATCATATTCTGTCCGCCGTGACTCTCGCTTTCCATTTTTGGAAAGCGAGTTTTGAAATCTATGTTAACTTCAAAACCATATTCACACATGCGATTAAACCACGTTGTATAATTGCTTTTAATCTCTAGTCCTTCATGCAGTTCTCTTGCCGACACAGTAGGCTGCTCTGACTCGTAGTTAATTCTCAAGAGTTCCATGTTCCGGCTCCTTTCTGTTAAATTTTCAATGTCCGTTTGTTTGTTACGCTTACAGTATAGTTTATTAGGAATACTTTGTCAATAGTTTTTTGATTGTTTGACAAACCTTTTTGTTGACTTAACAAACAAAACTTGCTATAATAATAATGGAAGGAGGTGATAAGATGGAAACTACAATAGGTGAGAGAATAGCAATGGTGCGAAAAAGTCGAGACTACACCTTAGAAAAATTTGGAGAAGCCATTGGAATAAAGAAAGGTTCAGTTAGTCTACTAGAGCGTGGTATCAATACTCCAGCTGACAGAACGATTTTCATGATTTGCAACAGATTTAGCGTAAATGAACAATGGCTCCGTACCGGAGAAGGCGATATGCTTAAGAACGTTACACCATCAGAAGAGATTGCATCATTTCTTGGCACGCTTGCAATAGCAGGCGATGAAAATTTCAAAAAGCGTTTAATCCTTTATCTTGCGCAAATGAAGGATTCAGACTGGGAGAAATTGGAACAAGTGCTTGATACTCTTCTTGCAGGAAAAGATATCATCTTTCCGCCAGGCACCAATGACAAACAAAACTAATTAACCAGACAGTGGGTATCCGTAATGCGGATACCCATTTGTTTTGTATACAAGGCGAATTTCTGGTTGCTATTTTGTGAAAACCTGTTTATACTATTTACATAGTGCAACACAAGCACAAAAGGAAAGGAAGAAAAGGACATGAAAAAGAAATTTGTAGCTGTACTGTGTAGTTGTATGGCATTGCAAGCAGTGCCAGTATTTGCAGAAAGCGAAGTGGAGACAGAAGCAGAAACTATTGATTATGAAGCAAAGTATAATGAATTGCTCAAAGACTACAACGATCTTCTTAAACTATATAATGAATTGCTTGAGGGTGATGAGGAAGAGAGTTCTGAGGCAGAAACCGAGGCAGAACTCCCAGACGGTGATATCCTGTTCAAGGATATCCCTTGGGGAACAAATTTTGCAAATGTGCAGAGCTTAACACCAGAACTTAACCTCCAAGCATCTATAGATCAGGCGCTTCCTGTCTATTCAGTTGATGATATTGTCTATGGTGGAATTACTGGTGTTGACTATGATTCGACTGGTTTTATGGCAAGTGCTTTCGCTTCAAACTATCAACAGCCAGCCTTTGGATATACAACATCTTCTGTATATGCGTATTTTGTTTGCCCTTCAGCAGACGGTGTAATTGACTATAATGTGGCAAATGCTATGCTGTACGGTGTTACATACGAATTTAATACAAATGATGTTAGCCCAATGGCAAATGATTTAAAAGAGCAATTAACAGCTACTTATGGCGAACCTTCACAGGATTATGACGAAGATTCTTTCTCAACTAAGGACGGCTCATTTATATTTAATCTCTATGATGGTCATTTTACTATTTGGGAAACAAAGACCTGCATCTTATCAATCCACTCTTGCGATTATGGTAAGGATGCTGCCGCTCCAAGCACAATCCAGATTAACTATGCATGGAAAGATGCATCTGATATCTTAGAGCAGAATGATAAAATTGTTTCAGCCCAGTAAAACATTAAGAGGACACCCATTACTGGATGCCCTCTTTTTATTTTGTCAAGATATAATAGACGACTCTGAGTGTGCTTAGTCTTTCCTCATTCCTCAAGAGCTCTCTGATCTTTTTCTTATAACACCATATCGTTGCTTCTTCAGCATCTTTTTCAATATCCTTTTCAGTTCTACTTTCCGCCATTCATTGCCCTCTCTTTCCTCTATTCTCTCGTCATTGCCTGTGCGATCAGCTCACAGCGATATTTCTTTACATCGTCTCTATCTGTTAGCTGATACAAAAAATCAAGCAATTCCATTTCGTTACGTTTTCCTTCTGGAATGAACGTGGACATATATGTAATCGCTCTTTTTACATATTCGTTGCCTTTTAGCTCTGCAATACTATCTAAAAAACGTCTAACCACATCACACATATAATCACCTTTCCTTTGCAAATGCATCCACAGAAATTTCGTATGCAACTTTAACCATTTCTGTTTCATGTTCTCTTTTGATATAAGTTCTGCTCTGGATTCTTCCAGACAGTCTAATTTTGTCCCCAACCTTTAAATTTGATGCCTTTCGAGCAAGCTGATTCCAAGCAATACAATGCAAATAATCGCTCTTGCCATATGAACGATTTACAGCAACTATAAGCTCACATAACTCCTTTTTTAATGGTGTTGTGCGATATATCGGTTTGCTGCATAAATACCCAGTCAATGCAATTTGGTTCCTATGTTTCCCACTTTCTGCTTTGATTTCACGAACCAGAAAGTACTGCTGTACATGTCTCTTGCCGTCACTGGTATAATAATTCTTGCTTCGCCATTCTCCAATCACTGTCACTTCATCCTGACGCTTTAAAGCTCCGATTCTATCCTTTGCAACAGCGATTGGTATTTCATCCTTTACTCCGCTCAGGCGGCTTGTCTCGATGGTGTTTGAACAAAAATCACTCTCCAAGCAGTCTAATGTTGTAAAATTGTCTAGTAATTTACCATGAATAATGGCAAAATTAACCATTGGCTCTGTTACTTTGCAGTTGTAAACTGTCATCATTAGTAGCCTCCTTTCTCTTTTCTGCTATGGTATAGATAATAGCACTGGTGACTACAATTGTATTGACTTTGTTCACATTTTTTTCGGTCAAAGTTTTTTGGCTATTTTCCAAACTTTTAAGTGCCAGAAAACTTTGACTTTACCTTTTGTTTGATGTAGCCAATAAATTATACTTTTTGTTTTTGCTAAAGTACAATTTATTGTAAAAATGACATTTTGAACGAATATGAAGGGTGGTTTTTGACATGAGAAATCGAGTAGCTGATACTGAACGGCTTGTAAAAGTCATTATTTATTCGCGCAAAAGCGCAGGATTGTCGCAAATGGATTTGGCAAAAGCACTCGGAAAGAGTGTAGGGACGATTAAAAATTGGGAGAATGGTCTTGGTGCACCAGACTTCCCAGCGCTGCTAGAGTGGTTTGACAGATGTGGTGTCGATGTAGAAAAATGTCTTATGGCTATCTATGATCCTAACAAATACGAGCGTATTTATCGCCCTAAAAAAGATAGTGAGACACTGTCCGCTCTGCAGGAATACTTAAAGCATGAAGATGCTGCGTATCTGAAACGTCTGTATTACAATGTCTTTTGCGATACTGGCTCTGATTGGCACGCACAGCTTGATATGCTTACAGCATTGAACAAATTGCCGCTTGCTGACCGTATAACGTCAGCTCAAGCATATCTCGACAATTTTCTAATTCGGAAGGCACGCGGCGAGGTTAAAGACGCTTTTATAGAGCCTGACTTAAAACATTTAGAAGAATCAATACAGCAAGCAAAGCAATCTGTTTGTGAGAGAAAAGATTCTTATCTTAATAATTTGAAATGATAGGGTGTTCCCTATCATTTCAGTTGGAATAATAATAAATTGCAACAGCTTTTTTCCATCCATTTCCACTATCAGATGTCTGAACATAGATATCGCCTTTTCTTCCATTGCTAATCGGCTCTGCTGTTCCAAACGATATAGATGTCTCGTCTAATATGCGATATTCTTTTTCACTGCTGTCGTACAACATCAGTGATCCATCTTTCCTGTTTAAGCCAATCCATCCCAGCGTTGTTCCACTTCCACTAAATTTTATATATGATGCATTCCCAACTCCATTAAGGTCTAGCGCAGTAGTTATCCCTGCGGTTATTCTTAACGATTTTTCAAAAACTTCCAACCTAGCGCTAAAATCAGTATTATCTGCGTTCCACTCGTGAAAATCCAAATATTTTCCAATCTCCATCACACCAGTCTGGTCAATCCACGGAATTGCGTTCGAAATATTCTTTGAGGAATCAACTATTTCCATTCCGCTCAATTTTTTTGAGTTTCTGGAATTTTCAACTGTTGTTATTAAATTTTCAAAGTTTCCAACATGCAATATTGCGTTATTGGTTGAGCCATCGTTGATGTATACATTTTTATCATCATTTGACACACCAGGAAATAACACTATATCATTCGCTGATGTAAGGCTTAGGTGTTGTGAACCAGTTAAACGTAAATAGCCTTTTGTTGTTATAGCCATATCTTCATCACCAATGCTTATCATTGCTTTTTGCAGATATAGTTCACCAGATTTCATTCTTGTACCGATCATAACACTTTCTGGCGTTGCGCTAATTATAAATTCCTCTGTATCTGACGTTGGACTAATTACCTTAAAGGTCTTATTAAAAAATGCATCTAGTCCAGTAATAGTGCCTGTGGTGATACTGGTAGCATCTAAATTGATGATAGAGACCTCTGAGGCATCTATAACGCCTGCTGTTATTTTATCAGCAGACATATCCTGAATTTTCGCATTGGTAATTTGCGCATCACCAATCATTACACTTGTTATCCAACCCTGCTGAATATTTGCTTTATCAAGTCTGGCAAATAATATATTTGCATCATTTACCGTGATTGTGCTTGCCTGCAAGTTCGTGATCTTTGCATCTACAGCATTTAATTGGTTAAATGTGGCTTTTTTTGCCGTAATTTCCTGAAGGCTAAGAATATCATCTTTAACTCGTTGCAACGCTATTTCAGATGGACTTTTCACCTCTTTTTCTTCAAATCCATAAGATGCCACTTCCGACAGTAAGCCACCATCAAATGTAATGGTGTGCTGCATCACTGGAACATCTATAAGATTATTTTTAGCATCAACTATTGTAACGACATCACCTACGTCAAGTCTCGGATCTCCCATAAACGAAAATGACACTGGATAATACCTCGTATCCTTTATTTTTTCAAGGATTTTATCGAGCCATTCCTGTGTCATTACTGGATTGCTTAAATTTGTATTTATATTTGTTCCTGATTCATAATGATTGTTTTCTGTATCACAGCTGATGCCTGAAATTTGGCACATAGTTTCTGATTGTAGTAGATCATCAAAATATCTATTGGTCTTAATTAGATATGTGTGTGATTCTTTTAAAAATTCGATTGTATTATAGATAAATGATAAGTTTTGGTCTTCTAAATAGCTACCTGCTGTATCGCCTATCTTTCCTGGATAGTCATTTGTTAACGCTTTATACCATCTAAACGTTACTTTCCCGTTTCTATCGCATATAGCAAATGTACCATGGAGTTGTGCGATGTATCCAACCACCTGTTGCATCGTAAAACCGTCAAACGGCTCTTTGTATGTTTTTTCTCCCGACTGGTCGTTAACCGTCAATATTTTATCTATAATCAGGTTATCAGATAATTTGCTTGTGTCAAACTCAACACCTGTCTGTTTGCTTATATCAGTCAAAAATTCTTTGCTTTCTGCTGGATACTTTGTAATTTTGCTTTTATATGCTTTAGCTAACTTTGACTCTAGCCTGTCATATGCTGTAAAAGTAAGCAGATTTCGGTCTTTTTTTTGCTCTTTTATTGTAAAATACCCCATTGGTATCCATTCTATAGTGCCATCAGCTATTGCTCCAATTTCAAGTTTTACTTCCGTGCCTTTTACAAATTCTTGCGATTTTGTAAACATAGATACTTCTATTTTGGAAGCTGTAGCTCCACCCACATAAAAATAGCTATCAGGAGTTGAAAAATTTGTTTGCACTATCTCTTGGATTCCTTCTGATATTCCGTTTAGCCTTGCGTAGAACGTTCTTCCACTGCCTGATATAACTTTATCTAATGCTTCTGATACCTGATACATGACGATTTCCTTTCTCTAGCACGGTATACTCCGTGCTAGATATTTGCTTTATTTTTTATTCTCCGAGGATGTATCTTTTTTCTTCTTCTGTGAGAATCTTCATTCCTTTAATCTTTTCTGCCGACACTTTTCCACTTTTGTACAGTCTTTTTAAACTCTCTACCAAACTTCTCATGCCAGTACTCCTTCCTCGATCAGCTGCAAGGTATATGCATCTATCATTTCTGTTGCGTATCTTGTCATTTCTTCGCTTGGCTCTGTATCGCCTTCGTAATCAAGATATTGCTCTGGAGCCCGAATAATCTCCTCTTGCGTCAGCTTAAACGTCCTGAATATATTGCCGTTATACTCGTACATTATCTCACTGCCATTTTCTGGGCTATCAACTGTAACCTTCTGCTCATCTGTACAAATAACTACATCCATTCCTTTTTCAAGCGGATAGAATGCTGCACTTAACTGCGGCAGCGTAAATCTCATCTTTTCCATAATTGTTTAATCTCCTCTCATGAGTGGATACAATTTCTTTACATCTCTTTATATCTTCCGAGACATGATACTTTTGTTGAAAACGTTGTGTGTTTGAATGTTTAATAGCTCCATAACGCCCGATATAGCTTTTAGCCAATGACAGCGGCACTTCTTTCTTTTGGTGGACTCTTTTTCTTACCTTCTTTGCAGTCCTTCTAAATCTCAAAAAATTTGATGAGCGTACAGTAAGACTTCTTCTTGATATTTTTCTTCCTAAAATATCAATGTATGTAACACTCAGATCAATGAATTTTGATGTTTCCTTAATTTCTAGCCCTAAAAAATCTGAAACATAACTTGAAAATCTTTTTACTGCCATTTTTAAATCCTTCAAGCTTTTCGAAACGATTAGTATATCGTCCATTTGAAACAAAGCATGAGATACAAGATTGACACGATTAGCAGCTCCATTCCTATGTTTTCTTAATTTGCATACCTGCTCATTAACATAATGACACGCATATGACATGTAGTAATTCGCAAGATATTGGCTAAGGTATGAACCGATTGATAATCCACCCTCAAACGAATCAATTAAGAAGAAAACGAGATGTATAACATCGTCGTTATCTACATCTCGCCTTAACAATTCTTTTAATTTACCTTTAGGTATGGTTTCATAATAATGCCTGATATCTGCTTGCCATCCCCATCTTATATCATGGTTGTCTACCCATTTCTTAATTGCTTTTGCGCCAAATTCGCATCCCTTGTTCTTTAATGCTCCGCATTGGTAAAAGCCTATTTTCTTTCGGAATAATTCTTCCATTGCATATACAGCTATATAGTCGTATATCTGTTGCTTTACATCTTGTATTCCTATTTTTCTAACCTTTCCGTTACACTTATCAACTTGGTATCTGTAACGAATTGGCTTTACAATATATTTCTTTTCGATAATTTCTTGTTGTATACCGTCTATAACAGTATTGATCAATCCTTCCATCATGAAGTGCTCTTTGCAGATCTTTTTTATGATTTCACATGGTAACTTTGAGTACTCTGAGAACATTCTTATAGTGTCCCCACGGTTCATCTTTCCGCTTATGCAATCTCTTACTGCTCGTTCAACCAATATTCTGTTAGTTATATCTATTCTTTTGCAACAACGTTTCAAGTATTTTTATCCTTTTTTGTAAATATCGTTTAAATTCCGAGGGACGTTCGGATGTCTACTAGCCCCAACCTATGTCTTTCACATAAGTTATCGGAATGCCCGTCGGCGTTCCGATTCCCTTTTTGTTGCCTATTTAAGTGCTGCTTACACAACAACGGAATTACATCCGCGAAATGCCACACTAAGTACCAACGTACTATTTTGTCCCGTCAGACATATAAAAGCAGAGAGCGTAGTTCCAGTTCGCGTTCGTCACGTCGTTCCTGAGATTCGCGTAGGAGAATCCGGCATTCGACCTGTTCCTGAGATTGCCGCGCCCGTGTGTGACAAGTCCTATTTTAAAATTATTTCTGTATACTATTTAGAGGGGCAGCCCCCTCTTTTGCTTGCGCAAAATTCACCCCTAAAAGGTTCGGAATTAAACGCAGAGAGCGAAGCTCCAGTACGCGCCCGCCACGCCGTACCTGAGATACGCGTAGGAGAATCCGGCATTCGACCAGCCCCAGAGATCGCCGCGCCTTAGCGCTTCGCGCCAACCTGTTCCATCACCACCATTATATTGTCTGTCGCCAACACCGACCGAATCTCCTGAACCCTTGCTCTTGAACCATATAACACCTGTAGACAAGTCTATATCAATGTCGCCAATCCAAAAATCATCGGTTGTTTCAAGATCTACAGTTGCGATTTTTGTCCAGTTCGCGGCAGTGCTTGACCATGCAGCAGTGCCTCTAACGTAGTAGTCAACTGTTGTTGCTGTGGTCTTGTTCCACAACTCGTTCATTGAGATATAATATGCACCAACCATATCTTCAATACCACCAAGTTTGAATGCATGTTTGCCATCATTCTTGATATATCCATCCACTCCAAGCACCTTGTCAGTTTGTCCTGCATGTAATGGCATTGATGATATATATGTATCTTCTGTAATTGTCATATTTTGCTTGCCAACATATACTCTACTGTTATCTGTTCCAGATATTGCTTCGATAGCTGTTATTTTGACTTTATCTGCGATATTTCGCATGTATGCCTGTCCACGATCCAGATTGTCTGTGTGACCAGTTGCATCTCCGATGGATACTGTTGCGCCAACATAAAAGCTATTTGCCTGCGCTGTTGGAATTACAACATAATTAACTTTTTCTCCAGTCTGTGCAACTTTAGTTTGCGCACTATATGAAGCACATCCTTGAAAGACTTTCTGACTATTTTTTGTTGCATACTTCATCCATAGCATACACAGCAGATATGCCGTTCGCTCTGATCCAGAGCCATGATATCCTGTTCCTTTCTTCTGCAGCTCAGTATTTCCAGACTGGGCTGAAACAAAGTTATAAATTGCATTTCCAGATGATGAATATAAAATTCCATCAATTTGTCCTGCATAGTATTTTGTCAAAATACCATAACCGAGTTCTTTGCTGCACCATGGTGTAACTGTTGTGCACTCTAATTCAGGATGTGGCTTCGTTGCAAAATGCACAATATAATATGTGTCAAATTTCTGAATGCCCCAATAAGTTAAAGGAACCATAACTCCAACATCTACTTTTCCAATATCAGAATATCCGTTACCGCCTTTAATCGCTACTGGGGTCTTATTCTCTTGCTCGTCAATCACAAAATTACAATCAATTGTCTGAAAAGCACTATGATTTGCAAAATCATCCTGCCCCTTTACAGTTTCCGTTGAAGGTACGGCTGTTAATCCAACTGATGCATTCATCTTTTCACCGTTTGGACTGGTACTCGTCTCATAGTAATAAAACTTTGTTGAGAAAACCTCGTCTGTTGCTGTTTGTTCCCAGAAATTCTTCCAATCAAATTTCGAAACATCTGTTACTAGTGTTTTTACCGTTTTTAAAAGATTTAAAATTTCTTGTGATGTTGACTCCATTGCTACATCTACTGCCACTGCTGCCATTTTTTATCCTCACTTTCCATCGTCATACATTACTCTCAGTCCACCACTTTCATTTATACTCAAAGTGATTCCCTGACCATTTGCTTTCTTTGCAAGTTCCTTTGTTAAATCCACTATATTAGTTTCTTGAGTTTTTGATGCAGCCTTTAATTCTTCCACATCTTCCCAATTTGCAAGATAAATTATTTTGTCAGCCATACACCTTCCTCCTCTACTTTGTTATCCTTGCAGCCAAGCACCCTTTGGCTGAGTCGAAGAAAAATTCTATGCCAGTACCATCGGCCTTTGTTTTTAACGCTGTGTCCTGTTCTACATTCTTCTTTTCAACCTTTGCGAATCTATCCCCAACTGCTTTTGCATCGGCTGGCGTGTCTGCTTGTGACAATGTGGTATCTGTAGCATCTCTAAAGGATTCTTTTACATTTGATCCATCAACTTGCATTACGCCTTCTGCGTTGTCATACACAAGAAAAGTATCTGTGGATTTTACAGCCGTTTTTTTCTTATATTCCGTCCATAATCCCATAATGATCACCTAACCTTGCTCATCAAATTTAATGGCTGCGCACTGTTTTTCTGTGTCATAGTACAAAGTCATTCCTTTTCCTGTTACTTTTTCGTTCAATCCATCTCCAACCGCCTTTGCATCTGCAAAAGCACCAGGAACAGTGAGTGTTTTGTCAGTTTCCAACGGATGAGTCTTATGATACTTTTCAACAGCTGCATCAATTTGATCTTCCGTTACAGTTGCGTTCTGAACCTTACGATTTAAAATACCAATGACGTCTTCTGGTTTCATATTTACTCCTTAAATCTTGTTCCAAGTTGCCGTTGACTCTTCGAATTTATAATAATCGCCAGTATCGCTCGCTAGGAAAGAGCTGCCTGTCGCAACATACGTAGGAAGCTTGCCTACATCTTTTGCAAGCCCCTCATAACTACGCACATTCCCTTGCGCAGACGTACATACCAATGTACCCATATCTGGCACTTCTTGACCAGGCTTATAAAACTGTCCATCTTGTTTCACTGTGTAATCATATGTCATGCTTATTACCCGTCTTTCTGCGAAAGACACCAATGTGTCATGAAACATGTG